TAAGGTGTTTTATAATAAAACTGTTATTATATTTGAGGATTTGGTTACAAAAAAACACGAACCCCGTTTTTTAGGATTCGTGCCTTTTGATTTATCGGGTTGTATAATTGTCAACCTTACTTTCTACTGTCCATTTCAATAAAATTGTACACGGTTACGAGAATATTTCTGTAAGCGTTATCGTTGTAATCGCCGTTGGGTTTACGGCAACCGTCCTGAATGGCTGTCATAAAATATTCTGTCAACTGCTCAGGTGTCAACCAATCCTGCTCTCGTACATATTTGGGTAAAGCCGAGGTGACTGTATCGTAAAATGAATCTTTCACGCGGCGGCGATTGATAGTCTGAATGCGGCGGCTATCACCAACCTGATTTACAAAGGTATTGAATGACGCTACAAAATTCTCGGTATTCAATTTGAACGATTCAAAGTCCTGTATAACACCGTTGACAATGTCCGTGTCATAAATATCATTCACAAAACTTTCAATCCCCTCGCTCGATGCCTTATACCATTTGTCTTTTGTGCGTAACAGAATATAAATGTCCGTCAATAACGGTAACGATTCCTTGTCCTCGTTTTTTACAAACACTATATTGACATAATTATTGCCGTGAGCCTCATCACCGAAAATCTTGATACCTGAGCGGTATGCCATATCCTTGCTTACCCACCCCCCATAATTCTGTTTTCTCTCAAACTTGTAAATAAGTTCCTCAGCACCGTTCTCGTAACCCTCAAATGTGTCTATATCATTAAACATTTCCTCACCGTACTGACTGTTCAAGAATTTAACTTTCTCGTTTATCTTTTCAATAATAGCGTTTTTGTCGGCACGTTTTTCGTTAGAGGCACGCTTTTTCTCGTTTTTATTGGCAATGTAACGATTATAGCCCTCCTCGTTTTTCATTGCCATATCGTTTATACGGCGGCTGTCGGAAATTTCACCCTTGCAAATCTTTGTAAAGTCTGTCTCTTTATAAGGGTTGTCGTCAGACCAAAAATTACCATACTTAATACAATACCAACCTGTACCTGTTTCATAAATCACGTTTTTCGTAAAATATTCTCTCGGAAACGTGCTTTTTATAAAATTAGTAACTTTTGGTGTTGCTCTCAACCACAACCATCCTGCGAAACTTTTAACATCTTTTGCGTTTAATGTAGGTACAAATTCCATTATTTCATCTTGAAATTCGTCAGCCATTTCCACAAGTATTCTCGTTTTGGTTTCATAATCAGTATCACTGATTCTACGACTGTCTTTCACGCGACTTCTGACAAAACCGTTTGTAAGTTTCTTGTAATTCATAGTCCTGTATAGTTTAAAGTTAAGCCATTTTGAAATCAACTATAAACGACAAAGTGTCAGCGAGGTTAAACTCGCCCAATTCTCTAACATCGGCAACCTCGCCGCTGTAATCGTTGTAATCAACAGCGTAATAGCCGTTCTTTTGCAGAATACCCGTCAAGGTCTTTCGTCCAACCTTGTCTAAATAACGGTGAATTGTCGTACCGTAAGCATTTGAAATAATCTTGATAGCAACACCGTCAACGGTGAATGTGTAACGAGAACCACCTGACTGTTGGTTGACGGAACGCTCACCGTCTTTGATTCTCTTGCTGTCCATTAGTCTCTTTAAGTTCATAGCCCTGTACTTTTTAGATTAAGAATACGTTACTTGTCCTACTCAAACAAGCATAGAATTTACCGTCAGCCGAACGTTTGATAAATCCGTTCAAACCGTATGTACCTGTTGATACGGCGATAGTGTAACTGTTACGCAATAGTTCCTGCGCATTTTCGTAAGTAGTAATATCATAAGCACGCAAGGCTGTCGCCAAAGTAAAAAGTTGTTTTGAGTTCAACTTTACGGAATCCCAACCCTCGCCGTCATTTACCAATTCCAACTCTTCGCTGTCCTTGATTTTCTTACTGTCCATTAGTTTCTTTAAGTTCATAGTCTGTATTTTTTTTGTTTACCAATCAATCGTCGTAATTAGGTCTGTCCCAAACCTTGACCTCAAAACCTGTTTTCTCTTTAAACTCTTTGGCTTTCTGTTTAAAACCTTTGATATTCTTAGCGTCCTTTTTGTCCACAAGAACCTCCGAATACGAACCGTTCCAATCAATATCAATCAAATCCTCGTCGTCACCAAAGACATCGCTCACAGCGTAACCTATCGCATATTGCCAAACAGATTCTGCTGTTACCTGTTCCCCTATATTTCTTAACTCATCAACCGCGTCGGAAAAATACTCTTCGTCGTCAGCCAACTTTTCAAAAATCCAAATATCGTTTTCGCCGCAATCAAGCAAATACGATAACATAAATTTCATAACCTCTGTGTTCATAGTCTGTATAGTTTAAAATTTTCACAAATATACAATTATTTTTTAATTTCCTGTTCCCAATATTTACCGAATTTCGCCGCGAGTTCCTTCGCGTAGAACGGGAACGTCTGTAACACAAGGTACAGGTGCTTGCACACGTAGCCCTTTTCGTGAGGGTTTCTGATAACAGGACGCCTGAGTTCCTTTTCGAGACCGTAACCCATTTTCCACGCCTTGTACTTGTAGCCCCAATAATGGAATGCAGGACAGTTTGACACAATCACACCGTTGGCGATATAATTGTGCGGCTCGTCGAACAGGCACACGTCATACCCGATTTGGGGTTCAGCGTCCTCAATCCTGTCAACCACGTATGAACATATAACGCCTTGCACACTCATTCCCTGCCTGTATTCCTTGACAGTGCGCATAACACCGTCCGCCCACATAATCTTATGGTCGGTCGTGACCGTCAGTGTTCGGTCGTAACCCTTGAACGTGATTTTGACCCAATTGTCTTTCATTTTGGATTGCCTTACGGCGGCGACAACGTGCCAATTGTCATCTGACGAAAGAACAAAATCGTCGGTCGTCACGTCCTCGATATTCTTGTAACCCTGTTTCGTGAGAACCTGCGTCCCTTTTGCGAGACAGTTACAGTGTACTTTCAAACCCCCGTCCAACATTAATTTCTCGATTTCCTTGTAGTTCCTCGCGTTCACAATATTCTCGAACGTCGCTTTCTCGATATAGATTCTCTGAGTGTATATGTACCCGTTATCCTCATACTCGGCTGACTGTGTCTTGTACATAATCGTCTGTTCCTTGACGTACATGGACACGAGGTTCGTTCCCTTGTCGAGTTGGCGCGAACGCCGCTGAACCTGAAGGAATTGCTTTTCCGAAAGCAATTTTCTGTAACCGAACCCACCGTCACGCATTTGGTACATGGTCTATCAAATTAAAGGTAACTCGAATTTTTGTGCGACAATGTTTATATTATTTGGTTGGGTTGTGTCGTACGCGACGAATTGCCAACCCATCTCGAATGTCCAAATACCGATAATTTTCTTGAAATCAAACGCGTTGCACTTGTAATACCGTTTGCCGTTGCGGACAAAACTACTAAACTCCAACGTATCGTAATCAATATCCTCGGAATCAATCATTTTGCCGTCCTTTAACACGACATAAAACCAATTGTCGGAGTCGTCAACACCGCCCTGTCCGTTTTTCAACATATCGGCTAAATAACCGATTTCGTCGTCAAACGAACGGGACAGTTGGGGCAACTCGGTTTCGTCAACATACACACAAAGATTTCCGTCGGAATCCACATCGGTTTCAATATAATTGTCATCACCGAAACCACCGTAACCGAAATCCGTTTTGTCGTCAACAAAATACACAATGTTGTTCCAATCGTCAAATCTTTCCTGTAACATATCCGTACCGTTTAAAATCGTCCGCGAATATAATAACTTTTTTATTACACAAACACTTTCTACAAAAAATATTCGATATAAGCCCCCGACACCATAAGCGTTTCAAGAATGTGCAGGGCGTACATGGCGTTCCGTTTCGCCCAACATTTGAACCCGTCGTCCGTCGGTTTGTCGTTCATAGCCTTGTACGAATCCGACATACGTTCGTTTACGACCGATTCGGGGAACACGTACCCTTTGTATATCAGTTCACCGTCACCGTCCTTTCGGGGGTAATGGTTCACCGACGGTATATCAAGGTATTTGTGTTCGTGCTTGCGTTTCATAATCAATCCTCGAAATATTCAAAATGTTCGCCCCGAACGCCCTCGACGATTTCCACCGAATCAAAATCAATAATGATTCGGGCGTGGGGGTGATAATTTTTCCGCAAATACTCAACCAACGGTTCGGCAAGGGCGCGGAAATCGGGTTTTTCGATGTCGTTGTTGTTTTCCATTATTCCGCAACCCAATTATACGTCACACTTCCGTCAGACACTGTCGCTTTGAGAACGTAAGTGCCGTCAGAGGCAGGAACGCTTGTCAATATGTTGTCGGCTTTGTCAACCTTGTTCTTGTACGCGTTGGTGAAATTGTTGTCACTGACAATGTTCCTGTCCATAATCAACTGAGACACGCGGTCGAGTATTTCGTCGTCACCGTGACCGAACGGGTTTGCGCTCGCACGGTCGTCGGTATAGAACACGTCGTTCACAGCCTCGTACAGACCGACAACGTTGTCCGACTTGCGCATTGCAGGCACGAAATCGTAAGCCAAGGTCGTCAAGTTGTATATTTTCAAACGGTACAGGCGACCACTGAAACATCTGTCGTATCCTGTCGTTGTCTTCAGACCGAACAGAACCAACGGCGCGTCGTTTCCGCCCGTGTCCTTCGCCGTCCAATCGTCGCTTGATTCAACGGTTGCGGTTGAATCGTCCGAATATGTGATTGTTTTGTTCGTGCCGTCGTTGACGTATTTGAGAATCTGACGGGCGTTGGCGTCTATCTTGGCAGTTACCGAGGTTGTCTTTATCATCACCTCGCCTGTAAGTCCGCTCGCCTTGTACAGACTGATAGCGAAACGGTTTTGTGTTCCGCGTCCGCCTGCGTTGATAATCTGAGGCGCGTTCGACGCGGTGGCGGCGGTATTCGACATATACTCGATTTCAAAGCCTGTGTTTTGGTTCGGAATAATCGGGGTTGTGATACACTGCGTGCCGTCCGTTTCTATATAAAACAGTTGCTTGTAGCCTTCCATTTCGACAGCCTCCATATTCTGTATATAACGCTTGTCGTTTTCCAACTGTGACATTTTCGACGGAATTGTCGGCTTGTTGTCGAGGTCGTCGTAATCGTTCGACAACGCGACGGGCGCGTTGGGAATTTCGGGCTTGTTCAACAAATCGTTGTACGAACCCGACATTGCGACAGGTGCTAATTGGTTTATCCAATACAACGGGTCGTAAATTGTGAGATTGCCGTTCACAATATCCATTTCGCTCAACATCGTCGTTTGCCCGAACAATATCGGGACACACATATAAACAATGGGGTTAGACGTGCTTTGGTTGAGTATCGACGTGACATTGCTGAACATACCGTATTGCGGTAGTGTCACGTCGGCAATTTTTGAACCGTTCATATATAAATGCACGGTTTCGTTGACCGTGATTCGGGCGTTCGGGTATGTCGGAATCGTGTCGTCAGGGAACGAATACGAAACATTCGTTATTTGCCAACCCGACATTTCCAACGTGTATTCCAAGTCCATTTCGACGTTCGGCAACAGTCTCGCGTCATTTGTCTGAACATAGTTCGTCAGGTCTATTCCCGACAGTTTGTTCTTTTCCTCTGTCGTATAGTCGTTTGTTGACAGACCCTTTCCTGACACGGCGTCAACCTTTGTGTCGAGGACGCCCTTTATGACCTTGTTCTGAACAGGGTTCTCGCTCGTCCCTGACAGTGCGTCGTCAACAGTGACCGAACCGCCCTGAACGTCAAACGAGACATTGCCGTTGGTGGGTGAATATGTTGTCCCGTTCACGGTGACTGTCTTGACCATATCGCTGTGTGTGTGGTTGGCGGCGGCGAAATCAGCCGCGTCGTGTTCGGCGGCGTCACCCAACGTGACCTGTTTGGTACGTCCGCTCTTGACGCCTAACACCTTGGTTGAACTCTTGGTGAAATCAACCACGTCATATTCTGTTATCTTTTTGTCTGCCATAGTTTTACGTCGTTATATAGTTACTCTCATCGTCAGTTATCCTATTGCCCTCGTCGTCCGCCAAGTAGAACGTCTCCCTGATTACCGTTCCGCCGTCGTCGTAGCCTGTCGCGACAGCATTGTAATCTGTCAGGACAGCACAGCCCAAGTTAGCCGTCCCGAGGACAGCCGCGCACAAAACAGCCGTCAGGTCGTCAAAGTTATTCATATTTCCCCGTTGTTGGATTTGACGAGCATACAATCTTGTAATAAGCCTTTTCGGACACGCCCTTCAGCGTCTTGCACCAAGTGTCGCCTGTCCGCAACGCGTCCTTGTAGCACATTTGCCAATTCGTCTGTGACAGCGATTGGTATATTTCAATTTCAACGCCTGTGAAATCAGGCACGGAATCAAATGTCAGTTCAACAACCGCGTCACTGTCGAACTGAACAATGTCGCTCTCGTATCTGTCACCAACCTTTGTGAATGTAAAATCTGCCATAATATTCTGTATTAAATAAGTTTATGTCAATCCGTAAAACCCGTCGTGTCCGTCGTCCTCACCGCCCCTTATGTAAGCCACGGCGTATATCGCGGCTATGACAGCCAATACGAGGCTCACCAAAACGCGCTCCTGTGTCAGCGTGTACACGGACGCGAACAATACGGCGAGTACGACAATATATTTGACAACATTCAGGTTCATTTCTTTAACTCTTTCAATTCTTTGACTTTCGCTTTGAGTTTCGCTATTTCTATATCCTTTTTGGTTATGACCTTCTCCTTTTCGAGCAATTGGCTCGTCAGGTCGGCTTTCTCGGAAATAACCCGTTTGTGTTTCTCGACGAGTTCGAGGTGACGGACTTCGAGTTCGTTGTAACGTTCCTTTATCTCCCTGACAGCAAACGACTCCTCGTCTTTCTTGTTTTCGAGTTTGGCTTTCTCATTCTCAATTTCAAGCGCGCGTTTCTTTTGCTTGCGGTCAAGGAAAACGGCTATTCCGCCGCCGCCCAACAACACACCCGTTATTTCCAATATAGCTGTTACATCCAACATTGTGTTTACTTTTTTGTCCACACAAAGATACAAAAAAAGTGGAATTGAAAAACAACCCCACTTTTTAATAAACGTTTCCGCTAACGATTTAACCTCTGCGGCGAACAATGTTGCGGCTTACGCGGCTGTCAGCGGCGCGTCTTGCAGACGGGCGAACAGCGGCGCGGCGTGCGCGTGCGTCACGTACACGGCGAGCGGCGGCTAATGCGCGGCTACGACGTACTGCGCTGTCTTTCACGGCGGCGCGGCGTGCGAGTGCGCGACGTTTTGCAAAACCGTCTTCCACACGTTTGCGGATGATAGCCAACTTACGGCTGTCAGCGACACCCTTGCGGCGTACGATAGCGCGGCGTCTAACCGAATCAGCAACCTCTTCGTCGTCAGCCTCAGGCTCGAAATCAGGCTCTGCCTCGCCTGCGTCCTCGCCTGCGTCCTCACCGCCGTCAGGCAGTAAGTCACCAATCACCTCGACAACAGCCGAAATAATGTCCTCGGCGGCGTTCAGAACCTCAGCAGGTGCGTTGTCAACCTCTTCGTTCAATACGCTCACAGCCGCATCGATAGCCTCTTCGCTTGTCTCAGTCTCGGCGAGTTCGTCCTTGATACGTTGACGGATGCGCATATACATTTTGCTTGCGCTGTCTTGTTTGCGTGTCAGTCCCTGTATGGCTGATGTACGTTTCACCATACCTCGCGTTGCAGGACGTGCTGAATCGCTAACGCGGTTAATACTCGACGCAGTGCCGTTGCGTTTCACAGCCATACGGCGTTTTGCGTCCAAAATTCTCTTGTTTCGGGCAACTGCGCTGTCCGACACACGGTTGGCGTTATTCTTAACCTCTACCAACCCATTCAAAAAATCTGACATAATGCAAAAAAATTGTTTAATTAAACATTAAAATTCTTTTCACAAATATACGCGTTTTTTACAACTTAACAAAAAAATACGACAGACCTCGTTTTGTCTTGTACTTGTACCCGTTTTTTTTCATTTTGTAGGCGAGTTCCAAATCGCGGTCGGGACGGTCAACGGTGATTTTTATCTTGTCACCCTTGAAACGCTCGATTTCCGCGTCCTCGATACAGTCACGTATCGGTTTCAGGTCATCGTCCTGACCCAAGTCAAGTTCGAGTTGCTGAGGACGCTCGCTTTTTCTCGGCTGTTCCGTTTCGTCCTGCGCCTGTTCCGCGTCCTCTGTCCGTTCGGGCTGTTCCTGCACCGTCGGCTCGTCAGGCTCAGGCTCGGGTGTCGGCTCAGGGTTCGCCTCGGGTTTCATTTTTCCGTCAACGTAGGCAATAAGCGCACCGTTGTCTGTTATTTCAGGCGCGTTCTTAGTGCCTATGTACAGGCGCATAACCGTACTGTCATCCGCGTTGTACTTGCGCTGTGCGTAGTCTTTTATAAGCGTGTAAAGTTTGACCGATTTATTCGGCTCTTTCTTGATTCGGGTTGTCTCGCCTGACATTATCTGCGCCAAACCCATTGTAAAGTCACCCATTTCGTTGTTGTTTTTTTGTTGTTATTGTTTATAAATCGTTGTTGTCCATGTACTCGATTAAATCCTCAATAGAACCCTGTACCGACTGTATCTTTATACACAACGTGCGTTCAATTTCGTTGTCGATGTTCTCGTAGTCGCTGACGCCGTTATCCTTTTCAAGTGAATGGACTATGCGTGCGCCGCGTTCCTGTAATTTGACGGCGGAAATATAATACTTGTCAAGTGTGTTTCCATCCATACTATTCGTTTTTTTAAAAACCGAACCGTTGGCGCAGGGGACACCCCTACAACCAACAGCCCGTAAACCCTCTCGGGTTTGTGTATCACAATAACAACAACAAAAGTGATTTCATATTTTACTCTGTTTGCGGTTCAAATGTTTCTATTTCAGGTGCGCCGCCACCGCCACCAAGTTCCTCGCCGCCGCCCAAGTCCTCACTTGTGAAATCAGGCTCGCCCAAATCGGGCAAACCGCCGCCACCGAGGTCTTCGCCGCCGCCCAAGCCGCCGCCTGAGCCGCCGCCCTCGACACCTGCCTCGCCGTTCAGTTCCTCACCGTTGTTCTGCGCCTGACGCAGTTCCTCTAAGTAGTCGAGGAAATCGTTGTACCAATCCTGAATGACAGGCGACTTGATAGACGCGTTCACCAAGCCCAACAGTGACTTCAGCCTGTGTATCTTTTGCTCGATAGGCTCTTCGGGGTCGTCACCCATAACAAGACCCTCGATGTCAGACACAACCTCGGTATAGTTCGACATAGCCTGCAAAACGTCGTCGTCCTCTGAGGTCGGCAACTGAATCAGGCTGAACACGACGTTATACTTTTCGAGCGACTGTGTCCTCGATATGAACTCGTTGATAGTCTTTTCTATCAGGGTTCTGATTGAGTTGCACAGTTTGGCGTACCGCAAGTCCGAACGAATCATACTTGCCGCCGTGCTACCCATAGCCTGTGAGAAATCCATGTAGGTCGCAGGGAAACGGGTAATCAGGTTCAGTTTGTCAAGATAGTATTTCAGGTCGGGCAGTTCCTTTATGTCACCCTGAGGAACGTCGAGGTGCATTTGTGGCTCGCCTTTACTGTTGCGTGTCGGAATGATAGGAATATTGTCGTTGTATTCCTCGTTGTTCACCGACGTCAGGTTCATGGAATCAGCGTTTATCGCGGCTGAAATAGTCTCGACAACGTCCTTTTGGGTGTCACCGTTAGACAGACCGACGTCAACAGTCGCATAACGTACGATTCTCGACAGTTGGGCGCGATAGCGTTTCAGGGCGTTCTCAATCAGGTTGAGCGCGTCCAAAGTCGATTTCGCGTTCTTGAACTGCATCGGGGTCGGCGTTATTTCAAACACGATGTCGTCCGTCAGGTCTTTGTTGTCCTCGGGGACTTCGAGCAACGAGTTCTTTTCATAATTTATGAAAATGATAACGTCCTCTAAGTTGCGTTTCTCCTTGTGAACCTCTGACATATCGTAGGCGACGACCTGTTTGGTCTTTGTCAGGTAGAACTTCAGTTCTTTCAAGTTCGGCAACAGACAAATCTTTCCGTTGTCCTCGTCGAATGTCGCGTTGAACACTGACACGCCGACGAGTTGCAGGTCTTTCGACACCCAACGCACGACCGAGTTCAGTTCGTCCTTGAACGAATCGAGAACGGCTTGGTGCGCCTCAGGCAACTCTGTCTCGCCCTCGGGTAACTCGTAGTTGTATGACACGGGCGTCTCGCCACGGCAAACGTCGTCCGCCGTGATGTCACAGATAGCCTCGGCGTACGGGTTCTGTGACAGGTCTTGCTCGGACGCGCCGCCGTTCGTTGTCGTAGAGGACGACGCGCCGTTGTAACCCTTGCGCCACGACGTACCCGTCGGGATGCCCATTGCGGCTTTTATCGTTGAGAAAAAACCGTCAACGCTTACCATTACTTACCGTATTTGAGTTGTCGGCTCTTCAGTTCCTGAGCGAAAGTGACGCCTGACACGCGCTCGCCCTTGCGCTTTGACAGTTCTGCGGCGAACGCCGACTTACCCAAGCCGTGACCCTTGCGCTTTACGAGTTCGCCGCGCAGTGCGGCTAACGCGTTAACGTTTCTTTGGGGTTGCTCTTTCTTTTCAGGTTTCTCTGCCTCAGGCTCTTTAACCTCTTCAGGTGTCTCGACATTTTCAGGCTCTTTAACCTCTTCAGATGTCTCGACAGGCTCTACTGCCTCAACAGGCTCTACTGCCTCGTTGTCTTTCTCGACAACAGGCTCGTTTTTTTTCTTTCCCATAGTCTCATCGTTTTCGTTTTTGTTCAATAATAACGCCTTCATAGCGAAAAAAGGCATTTTGGGGTCGTACTCGATACCCTCTTTTGTCAGCAACTCGGCGAGTTCCGCCTTTGTGACGTTGCGTAAGTCTTTTGCTGTGTACTGTGCCATGTTGTTTATGTTTTAATAAATAATATCGCAAATATATACAAAAAAAACGAGACGTTGTATATGCGTCCCGTTTTGTTTTGGAGTTTTAAACAAACCTACTCGTTGTATATAAATTTGTTCATTAAATCAATAAGGTTGTCCCGTGTGATAGTGTACGGAATAACTTTTAACCTCTCAAAAAATCTTATCATCCGTTCACGGTTGTTTTCAATAATAGTCTCAATATCAAAATCCCTCACGTCATAACCCTCGTCCTCAATCGCTTTTTCAAACCATACGTGTTTCTTTTTATAACTATATTCCTCGTAACGTTTACCCATACGAACCTCAATAAAATCAGTGTTGAACGCCTTGCGCTTTTTGGTTTGTGATTTGTTGTCATCTTTCAACTCTACGTCAAGTAATATGTCGTATATTTTTGTTACACATTCCGAACCCCAATGCTTTTGTAACTCAATATTGTCAAACAAACATATTTTTGCAAGATTCTCGAATATCTCACCCCAATTATTGAAACACAACGTAAGATACTTGTTGCGGTGAATCGCCATATCATTTATCCGTTTCGTATCAATTACGGCTTGTAACTTTTTAAAATTCAAATTTTTCATATACGTATCGTTTTAAATTGTTGGTGCAAATGTAATAATATTTTTATTACATACACCTAAAAAATCTACTGATACGCCAATTCCCTCAAAACCCGTTCGATTGTTTTTCCGCCTATCAGGTTCACCTTGTTAGACCCCTCGTACAAGTCGGCTATCGAGCCGCCCGTCTTTCCGTACGTGTCGGACAGGAAAAACGCGCCGACGTTCGACTGTAACACGTCATCGGACGAGTTCTTAGCCTTGACGACCCTGTGACGCTTGTAGTCGTGTACCGCCTCCTGAACCTCTTGTTCCAACAACGGGTCGGCGGTCTGCCTGATTCTACCCTCGACGAGACCGCGTTGCCAATGCAGATACGGTCGGTCGGTGCTGTCGAGCGATATTCGTATGTTTTCAAGACCCAATATGTCGAGTATTTCCTGACGCAACGATTCCGACTGATATTGGTCGGACGCGAACGACACAAGGTTCACCAACTGCGATATGTCAACTATGAACTGTTGAACCTTGCTGATTTTCGTAGCGGCAGGATAGTGCGGCGGAATGATTTTGAGACAGAACACCCGTGTATGCACGTCGAGGTTCTTTTCGTTGCGCCCGTCGTACCTGAAACAGGTGACACAGCCTCGGTCGCCTGCGGTTGACAGGTCGAGGTAAATGCTGTGCGGTCGCTCGGGGAACTTCAGGTTTCTCTGTATGATATACTCGATAATCTGAGTGTCGTCCTCTGTTGACGCCTCGATACTGTCCGTCGTGAACAGGGGGTCTTCGTTGGTCTCCGTGTAACTCTCGTACAGATACCTCAGGTTCGACATAAAAGACCCCTGAACCATCGTCGGGACGCCGCAATGGTTCTGAAGGGCTAACGCTATGTTAGCCTTGAAATTCTTTAACAGGTTGACGGGTACGAACCGTATGAACTTGTCCTCTTCGCCTGTTCCGAGAACACCGATAGCCTCAAACAGACGGGTGCGCTGTTCGTCCGATTCTATGATACAGGGTTCGGCTGAGCCTGAGCCTATGAACACCTCGAACTTCTCTGTCGCGTAACGCTCAGGCTTGACCTCGTAGCTGACGGACGTTATGCAGGTAGTCCAACGGTCGTCTTTGACAGCCTGTTTCCGTTTCTCGACAAAACTCGACTGATAGGACGCCGACGAAATAAGAATCGCGAGGGCGTTGACAGAACCGTCGGGGTTGCTGAAACGTGACACCAACCTGTCCATCAACTGATTGTAAAGCAACGTGACTTCCTGATATTCCTCAGCCATACCCGTACCGACGCCGCCCGAGCGGAAATTCGCCTCGTCGAGAATGAACCCCCAAATGGACAGACCGATTTGGTGCGATTCCGTTGACGCGAAATCTATGTGAAACTTGTTCGGGAAACTGATACTTGACTTCAGACCCTTGTCAATCGGGAAATTCTCGTTGAACCACGCGCACTCGTCGAATATGTTTCTCAGTTGCAAGAAACCTGACTTTTTCGCCATTTCAAGGCTGACGGAGAAATACAGACAGTATATTTCCGTATTCAGGGCGAGGTGCAATTGAGCCTGAGGCGAACCCTGAGCGAACAGGCGGTAAACGCGGTACGCAAAATAGTAGTTACTGAATGTGGTCTTACCGCCGCCGATTGAACCGTCGAGGATTATTTCGGACGTCAGGGGGTCTATCGTCATACCCTTGTTTATCCAATAGTCGTACAGGTCGCTGTTGTTGCAAAAGTTCGGGGACTTGACAAATTCCTCGAAAGACACGAGGTTCACGTTGTTCAGAACCTCGTCGAGTATGTCAATTATGTTTTCCTTTTCCATTCGTTGTTGTCTTTGTTTCCGCAAAGATAATAAAACGCAGGGAACGGTACAAGTCTGTGTTGTCCGTCCCCCGAATCGCCTTTCAACTGTGAATGCGAACACAAACGGGGCTTTGACAACCCCGTCGGCTCGGTTTCCCGATTGTACCTTTTAACGTGCAGTACAGAGGGCGTACCCCCTGAGTGCGCGGCGCACCTTAACGACGCGTTGCAAAGATAATAAAAAAACGACACCCGTATTCCGATGTCGTCCTTCCGCCCTACGTTGCGGCACGCGCTACGCCGTGTTGCCAATAACTACTTGCAATTAACGGGTTCTGCACCTTGCGGTGGTCGTGTGTTACGATTCGCACGTCTGCGACCTGTATCGTTAAAACGGGACGCCTGTTGTGACGCCCCGTCTCTCTCTTGCGATGGATTTATGAAAAATTGAAATTGTTATTCAACATAATCATAAAGTTCGACATCAACGTCAAACCCTAAACTTTCAACCCATTCCTCAACAGAACTTTTAATGGTATTCCAAGAACTACCATAAACAATTCCCCAAACAGCAACCGATTCACCCTCACCTACTCTGTCCATCCATTCAAAATCTTGCGATTCACACCATTCGCCACCTTGTGAAAACTGTTTGTACTCAATAGCGTTTTTAATTTCGTTGGCGTATTTGCGCCCCTCGGCGTTAGACATAGATTCACCACCAATAACAGAAACAACAACCTCGGCGACTTCCTCGTTATCCTCACTGTCTTTCACGCGACGAGCGGAATCTTTCATACGCTCGAAATACAGACCGTTGCGCCCACTCAGTTCTCTCTCTGATACCGATACGCCTCGTCCTGAAAAGTGTTTTTTAAATCTGTCTCTGTTGTTTCTAAAAAACTCGCCGTTTTCGGGATTCGATTGGTCGTAAGGGTAAAACACGTCCGCGTAAGCGTCAATACCCTTTTGAATTTCACCTGTCACGTCGTCAAATCTGTCGTCTTTCACGCGGCGAGCGGAATCACCTATTTGGTCATCAGGATACTCTTCAATAGTCAAATCGTCGATAGCACTACTTACCTTTGCCAAACAACCCTCAACAGTGTGGTCTTTTACATAACCCCAAGGCGCACCCTGTGTTGCTGATAAATAATCAAACATATTTTGGTTATACTCGTCAAAGAATTTTACATTCACCTCAATAGGAGCGTTCTCGTTAAGAACCCTGTTGATATTGTAAACATAGAAAAATATTTCAAAGGCAGAACCGTCGGCTGTCTCAAACGGTATGCTTACACTGAAATCGTCACCGTTCTCGCCGCCGTCAACAAAGGTTGTTATGTCGTCACCGTCATAACCGTAATAGAAATCAGTATAACTCAACATTTCCAACGTTCTGTCCTTACATTCCTGAATCATAGAAACACATTCGTTTCTAATGTCGTCAGACACGTTACTGTCCTTCACGCGACGGCTGTCAGCAACCTCGTCTTCGTCGCTTTCCTCGTAGAACTCGGCAGGCTTGTCAGTCGGTTCGCCGTCAAAGTTCTCGCCGCGCAGGACGTGAACGCCGCCACCTTGCGCAGTCGCGTCAACATAATAGTCACCGCACCAATCAATATAGTCGTAAACGTCGTCAAACTCCTTGTAATCAACACTTTTCATTTCTTCTTCGATATTAGGATTATCAAAGAAATAATCCTCAACAAAATAAGTATTATCACCATTCTTGTCCAAAGCGGCAACTAAACTTTCAAGCGTCACCTCTGACCATTCTCTCGGCGCGTAACACAGAACTCTGTCAAGTCCATAACCGCTACCGCTCCAAAGAACAAATTTCCACAGTGTATCGTTTTCTGCATCAGGTTCGTTTAATGGCTTACAGCCCATAAACCACTCGTCAGGCAAACCCTGATTGTCTCTTATTCGTCTCATAGTATTATGTTTTTTATTAGAATCCGATACCAATTGAAAGTTTCTCATTTCACCTTTCGTCAGGGCGATTTTGTTATAACTCTTGTAACCGCCGCCCGTCTCATAGTCGTCGTCAGCCTCAAAGAAACGTGTTGGTTTGTCAGTTTGTATTAAAACAGTAGAACCGTATTCGTCCTCACTAACTCTTGTGACAGTGCCACGCACCTTGACACCATCGACAGTACCCTCGACTTTCTTTCCAATCAAAGATTCGCCTATTTGTGATAAATCCATAGTTTTATATTTTTAAAATTCAATCACAAATATAGACAATATCTTTCAGGTTTGAAATTAAATTCTCAATAAATTCATTCTCACCTATGTCGTCACCTAACAATAGGTCAACCTGTTTCAGATACGTTTGGGTTATCACGACACTACGTAACGCGTCCTTCAACTTGTCGATTGTTTCCTCGGAATAATCGTTGTAATTGAACGGGGCAATGTTGTAATCGGTTTCGTTCACGAACACATCGTCCTTACCTGTATGGTCGCGATTCCAACAACGTTTATCCCACGCGCCCAATTTGTCAAACGGAATCGGTTTCCTGTTGTTGTCGATGACCGATTGTATTCGTTCGATTTGTTCGGTCAAATCCCTTATCAGTTCGTTCATTTTTTATATTTTTTAAATTCTTCGTTCAAATCCGTTCCTGCGGCGGTGTTGCACATTTCGTCGCATATTTCATTGTATCGGTCGCCGTTGTGTCCCTTGACCCACCTGTACTCGATTCTCGGCTGTTTCTGTGACAGCACCCTGTCCCAAACCTCGAACAGGTCTTGGTTCTTGTTCCGCGCCCATTCACCGCTCAACGTGTTCAGGGCATACTTGGAATCGGATATGACCGTCACGTCAGCATTCTGTTCGGGCAGATGGTAAACGGCTGTTATTATCGCTTTCAGTTCGGCACGGTTGTTCGTCTCGTTCTCGATTTTCCACGCGCCTTTCCTGACCGTGTTACCGTTCCCGTCCAACATCACGTACGCGAACGCCCCGACGTTCCGTTTGTTGGAATAACCGCCGTCTGTGTATATCGTGTACATACGTTCAGTTTTTAGGCGTGAACTTTATTGTTGCGCCACGTTTCGCCTCGTCGGTCAGGACGGTGCAGAACGTCTCTGTCAGGGACACGATGTCCGCGTCGGCGTTTCCTGCCTGACGTGACATTTCCGTCGCCATAGCGAGGACGTTCAGGGTTGAATGCAATACGACGGGAAACCAATTCACACCGCTGTTTTCAAGTTTGGCGAATATTGTTTCCGTCAGGTCGTTGATTTGACTGTTGACGAGTTTCAGTTCCTCGTCCGACATCTTTTTAAAAACTGTCTTCATCGTTGTTACTGTTTTATTCGTTCAGGGGACAAATATAATAATCTTTTTATTACAGACAAACAAAAAAATACAGGGAACATTTTACCGTCCCCTGTATTCACTAACTGACATTAAATCAAAATGTATGCAATGTTTACAAAAACGTGTTACCGTATCAATTTTCCCAAATTGGACGACCGTTTATATAAATTTTCCATACCAACCCTTTTACCGTAATAAAACCGTCGGTATAGTTGTCAACATCAAACTCATCAACAACAAAATCGCCCTTGTCAAACTTGTTTACAATTTCAACGTGATACCTGTCCTCGCCGTATTTGTTTTTACCAATCGTTGTAAAATAAGCAACCGTTCCGTATTCGTCCTTTATCCGACGTGAATCCGCAACGTCCTGTTTCTCGTTCTCAGGCTCGTTTTCGGTTTCCTCGTTTTTGTTGCGGCGTTTCGCACGGACACGCTCGGCGTACGCTTTCCAACGTATCGGTTTCGTCATATCGTTGACACGGCTGTCGGAAACCGAGTGCGCTTTTTCGTATTCGTCATAAGCCTGATATGCCTGTTTGAGCATTTTTTCCAAATTGACTTCCTGTCTCATTTTTTCAAAACTCTCATCAACCTCTTTATCACGCTGTCTTTTCCCCTTACGCAAATAAGACTGACGCTGTGCGCACCATTTTTTAAACTCATCCAAAGTGCTTATGCCTTTTTTAGCAAGCCAACCCCTTGCAATATCCGCCGATATATTCAAATAATGCTCGGCTTGCAAAGCCGCCATTTCCCTGTCGCTGTAACCTTTTAGGATTTCGTCCATACCTTGTAATAACGTTTTTTCGTCCGTTGCAGGCTGTATTCCGAAATACTCATAAAAACTTTCGTTGTCCTCCCATTCGTCCTTGATTTTCCGAGAATCACTGACCGCCTCTTTCATTTCGTCGCTCGCCTCAAATTCGAGGTCGGCTACGTTCTTAGCGATACCCCACTCTTTGAGCAACGCCTTGACGAAAGCGTTGGCGTCGGCTGTCGCGGCGCACAGGTCAATCATGGCGACACCGTCCTGACTGTCTGTCTCGTAGGTCTCATACTGAACACCGTCGATTTTACCCGATTCGTTCTTATGTTTGTTAACCTCGGCAATCATTTCGTCTTCTGTACCATCCTCGAAAGCGACAAACAGAACACCGTCGAGAACATCGGGGGTGTTTTCGTCTTTGATTTTACGTGAATCGGAAATGTCGTACATATAAACCTCTGTAATTGATTGAAACTCCATTTCGTCATCACCAACAACGCTTTTACAAACAACAGTGCCATCAAGGACATTGTGTTTCATAACCACCCAATCTCTATCTTGTAAATTAAAATATCGCCCTATTGGTATTGTACCTAAATAAGCCTTTCGCATTTTTGCGTCCTTGATTTTACGGGAATCGGAAACGGTATTCAAAGATTTTAGTTCGTTTACAGCGAGCCTGTGCGCTCTTTCAAGGGCTTTGATATACAGTTGAACAATATAATTGTTATCGTTGAAATAACGGTCAACCCTTGAAAGTGCGTTACCAACCCTGAATTTAATATCCTCACAACATTCCTCGACAGCGGCGTTGTCGTGTGTGTCGAATTTGGCAACAACAAGGTCGCTCAGGTCTTCTAATATAAAACCATTCCATTTCACCAACTCGTCAATAATATCGAACGCCGCGTTAGAATTAAACGAGGGGTCGTTTTCTCTAAACCCCTTGAAATGATACGGGGTCAACGGACAACGTTCAGCACTCGCCCACGAACTAAAATCCTCAATCAAACCTTTTTGAGACGAATCGTCGTCCTTAACACGACGTGAATCGGAAACCTGCCTGTCTGTGACACTTACAATATCCTCAATAATACCATTATTGCACGATAATTCTATTTTTATTTCAGGTGACATAATCAATAAATTACCATTTTCTCTTGTAAACCCAAACTTGCTGTTGATAAAAACATCGTTCAGGTTTTCTCGTAAGTCCTCAATATTTTTCCCTATATAATTTTCTACAAATCTATAAACGGATTTAGAATTGGGTTTATCGTAAATAATACGGGAATTTTTTTGATAGTCAGGCGATTCAATTACGTCAATATCATATCCGTCACGAACCCGTCTCTTTGAATCGAGAATCTGTTTGTTGTGAACCCTGATGTTCTTACCCCAAGCGGCTTTCGTTTGGTTCGCCAATTTGATAACGTCGCGTTCCAACGATTCCAAAGACACTTTCGGATTCTTTTCAAGGAACGTTTCAGCGTCCATTGTCGATTTAGAACCTGTATTCCAACTCTGTGTCCCCCACAGCGAATTACGCTGAATCGAGAACGTGTTATGGTTCGGGGTGCTGAATACGGCGCACTCGTTACCGTTCCTGTCCAACTTTGTACCGTGAAAGCGCAGGTTCGAGTTCTCACACTGTACGTACTCACTGTTACTGTCTTTTACTCGTTTCATATTCTTGTTGTTTTATTAATACAAATCGTGTAACCAACCCTGCTCTTGAAAATACAGGCACATATTTTCAAACTCGTCGTCGTTTTGAAACAACCATTGTCCCATTAAATAAATGTCAATATTGTCCCACATATCAAGTGTCTGACCGAATTGTTTTTCGTACAAATCGGTATAAACAGTCTCGACGTATGTTTGAAAATCGTCAAAACCCCCGTCAAAACTGTTTATCAAATCTTGCAACCGTTTTTCGGCTTTGCGTGACACGAAACCGTGCGACAGTTTAACAAGGGTGTCAAAATTGTTCACACTAACCGCGTAATTCATATCATTCAGCCTTTTTTGTTTGACGTTTGGTTATTTTCACCTTTTTCACGGCGTCTGCGGTCTTCTTGGCTTTCTTTTTGCCTTTCTTTCCGCAACCGTCTGTGACCTCGGCGTCGTCGAGGTCTGAATCAGCCTGCTCGATATTCACGTCGTCCTCGGAATCCGACACTTTCAGGCTCGCGACCTGATTGTACGGCACTTCGAACTCTTCTGAGCCGTCCTCGTTCTGCCAACGGATAATCACAGGTTGCTGACCGTGGAACAGGGCGTACTGCACCGTTCCGCGCTTGCCCTTGTACTCGATTTCCTCACCTCGCGCGAGCATACGGGCGTCGTCGATAGCCTGCAAGCCGCGACGGAATCGTATGTACGAATCGCGTATTTCCTTTCCGTTCTGTTTCAGTTCAGCCTCAGACGGTAACGAATCCACGATTGTAAGATTGTAACCGACGTAATTCGCCAATTCGTCCTTCAATTCGTTGTATTGTTTGCTATCGGCGGTTTTAAGGGTGTTGGCGTAATCGTATGTGCAAACCCCGTGTTGCCCGTTGTGCGAATAACATACCATTGTGTCTTGGTCGCGGTTCGCCGTTCCGTATGTGTTCGGGAACACAGCAAGTACGTCGGAATCCTCAATCAGGAATACGACGTCCTCTTTGATTTTACCCTCTGAATCGGTGACACGGCGGTAAGCCTGCAAGTTTTTCAGGTCTTTGCTGAAATATTTTGCTTTCGCGTCGGCGATTCGTGAGCCGATTGAACCCTTACGGGTGCGGCTGTCGGATATTCCCATTGCCTCTCCTAATATTTCTGAATTTTCTCTTGTGTCACCGTTTGCCCTTGCTGTCTGTATAACAAGTTCGGATAATTTGCTACCATGCAACCCTGTGTTTCTTTTTGCGTTTTGAATTTCGTCTTCCGAAATACCTTGTTCCCTTAACCATTTCATTTGGTTTTGGTTGAATCGCTCTGCGTTGGCAAAGATTCTTTCCATATTCCTGTTATACCTCTCACTTCTCGTAAGTCCGTCCTTTACACGACGGCGCGAATCGGAAACGTAATCCTTGTTTGAAATTTCGTACACAACTTCGGTTTCGCCGTAAATATCACCATCTTCGGTTTCGTATTCACCTGCCAACACCCAACCCACAATTTCGTTCGGGTCATTATTATACGATTCCATTTCACGTTCCAAATCGTCAATCGCCTCGTCCAAATCGTAATATTCGTGTGACAAACTCATCGGGGTAATGTCAAATTCCTCGGTGTCGTTGTAAATTTCAACAACGTAAATTTCGCTGTCATTATCATTTATTCGTTTCATATTATTGTGTTTTAGATTGTTACTATCATCAATATAAATCTTGTAACCCTCGAAATAGTAGTTTTTATAAAAACCCTTGTTGTTCAACGCGAAAACGTCCTTCTTGTATTTGCGACCCGTTACTTCGTCGTAACTGTAAAAATCGGCATACGCCCAAACCTCGTAATCACAATCCGCGTATTTTTTTATTACCTCGTGCGCTTTGTCAAGCGGCAATTGACGACCCTCTTTGGTGTAGGGAATTTCGTATGTTTCCAATACAGTATTGTCACCCCCCCGTTTCCCGTATTTGGTTTCAACTGTCAATATAAAATATTTTTCCATACCAATATTTTTTAATTGTTTACTATCTGATACTGTCTCAAACTCTTCAAGTTCCTTAGACGAATATTTAACCTTGCGCATTTCGTTTTGCAGGTCGTCCAAAAAATAACACCAATTATCGTACTCTGTCTTGTACTCGTCACCCAAATCATACTCAGGATAATCGCCTGAGTAGAATTTTCCAAAATCATCGGGGTATATGTGCGACAAGTCCCAAAACAGGTCTTCAGTCAAACCCTTTACGAACTGAAATTTCAAATCGTACAATTTACCTGAATCGGTCTTTTTTGTGAGTTTAAACTTCCAATTGTGACTACTTATGTAATTACGCAAGTCGCTCACTGACACTCTGTAATTGTAATCAACGGCAACAGCCTTGAAAACCTCTAATATTACGTCACTTGAAACATTCATATCTGATTATTTATCTTTCATTTGGTTGTTTGTATCTTTCACCCAACACCCTATAAATAGTCTGTTCGTCAGGTGTGTTCACAAGGTTGCCTGCCGAATCGAACAGTCCGTTCTCAACGAGCCTGTAACCCTTTTTCTTTGCACAGTCCCTCAGGCGCATATTTTCCTCTTTCGACCCTGTCGTACTCAACAGGTGTGTCGCCATCTGCCCGTCGGCGGCTCGTATAAGCACCACAGGGACGTTATCGTAATAGCCCCTGATAATCGAACTGTCTGCGACCATTTTCGCGAACCTCGCGCCGTCTATGCTGTTTTCGATAGTCTTGAACTCGGAATCCGAACACTCGACCACAATCGGCAACGACGTCACAGTCTCACAGCCTCTGCGGTATTCGCCCGACACAGCCCATTTGTGACCGTCAAGGACACGTTTCAGGCTGTCGGCTACCAACTCGCACTCGCGGCGTGTATGATTCTCGACACGCGCCGCCAACTCGCTGTCGGCGACCTTGCCTTTCAGCATATCGAGGTGCTTGCACGCGCCACGGAAATAGTAGCCCTGACAGGTGCAACCCCAATGGTCTTTCACTTTGATAAGACGGTAAGTCGCGTCACCGTCTTTTGAAACAGTGTACTGACTGTCACTGATTCTTGTAAGTTTGTAGTTGTCGCTCATTCTGTTGTTGTTTTTGTTACTGTCACCTATGACCTTTTCCTCGTCCTCTTTTTTCGCGTCGTCGTCCTTCTCGGCGATATAGACAGAACCCTCGTCGTCCTTTCCGACTATTTCGGTGTCGGTGTTCTCGTCAAGGTACTGTTTCGCGTTGGCGAGGTTTTCCTTTTTGTACTTTTTCGTCAGGACAGGCTCGCCGTTCTCTGATTCCATCAGGACGAACTCTTCGTCGTCCGCGTCAGATATGTGACGGTTGGAATATTCCTGATACAGGTCAAGAACCCTGTTGTACGTCGCACTGTCCTTTGTCTTACGGTACTGCGCTATCGCCGACTTCAGGTTGGTGTACAGGGCGGAATCGGAAAACGCGTTTTCGAGCGTTTCCTTTGACTTATGCTTGCGACCCACGTAAAACCCTTTCCGATAGTTGTTGTTATCGGATTTCAGGTCGTGCTTTGGGTCACGCGTCGCGCCCAACTGCTTGCCTAACTTGTAGTCGTCCAACTCTGCGATTTTAGACATAGTCTTTTATGTTTAGTCCTCGTCAAACATTTCCTCGATACCCTCAGCCTCAGCCATCTGATTCCAATCACGATAGCCTGTACGGGCGTAGATAACGTCATTCAGCGTCTCAACACTGTAACCGTTTATGTCGGTAACAAGGCACAATTCGTCGTAAGTCGCGATATTGTAACCCTCGATTAAATCCCAAAGCCTTGATTCTCTACTCATAGTCGTATTTTTTTATTCCTCGATTTCACCCTCGGCGTAACCCATTTCCTGACACCATTCAATAAAACTGTAACGGTCTATATAATAACTATAAAAGTCCTGTAACTGATTCCCGTTGATAGAACACAGGTGTCCGTAACCGTCGTAGAAATAGTAGTCGTCAGACCAAGACCATTCTATCTTGGTCGAGTTCGGGTCGCCCGTCGCGTAACCGTACGCGTGCTTAGCCATTTCCCAAATTTCCATAGGCTCTAAATCACGCCCCTCAAATTCCAAATACTCGAACTCGCCCATATCGTTCAGGGCGTACTCGCCGCGATTGTGTTCGCGCAAATATTCTTGTCCGTACTCTTCAAGTAATTCCTCGTAACTCATAGTCGTAAATGTTTTAATTAAAATTTAACCTCACAAATGTATTCAAAATTGTTCACAATATCAAAAAATTATTTTATTCGTCGGTTCGGGGGACTTTGTAATAAAACCCGTGTCAATCCTCTTTACAGTAATAGTTCCACGCCTTGCCGAGCGTCAGGTAGCACTCACCCCATTTGTCAGGGCGACCCTTCAGACGCCAATTCCCCGACTTGCGCAAAGTCCAAATCTCAGGCTCGTGAGAATCGTCAATCTTGCTGTAACTCGGCTCGATTTCCTCGTTGTCGCCGTAACTCGGGTACTTGAAATAGTGTACCTCAATCTTGGTCGGTGACAGGATACCCGTAATCATTCCTGCGTGTGAATCGCTGAACAGGTGCTTTGTGACGCCCATTCTGTTTCTCGGTTCAATCTGTTTCTCTTTCATAATTCCTATATTTTAAAGGTTGGTGAATGAAAGGTCGGGGCTGTCACGCCCCTGACCTGTTTACTTTTTCTCAATTTCAACTACGTGCAGGTTGCAATCCCAATAAACACTCGCCATACTGCGCATTACGCTTTCGCGCTTGTTGCCGAAAGACACGACGAACAGGCGTCCGCCCTCTTGATAACCGTTGACTTTGACCGTCTCGGCTACGCAGGCGTACGCGTACTCGTTCTTGCTTGTGCGCAACGTCTCGCCGTCGGCGTTCGTGTAAATGAACTTCTTGAACTTTTCCGTGCAATAAACCTTGTAATCAACCTTTGAAAAAAGATTCAGTGTTCTGCTAACTTGTGTTTTCATATCCGTACGTTTTAAAGTTTCATTGTGCAAATATATAAATAATTTTAATATTGATACACTCAGGCACAAAAAAAATCCGTTTTTACGCGGATTTTTTCAAATAAAAACACAGAATGCTGTGTATCAATCACTTTTGTTGTTAGCCATAATATCATTCCGTTAAATCGCATTCGCGCAACATATTAATCATTTTCGTTACCGAACATTTCGGAATCGTCATCGAACCACAAAACTGTTCGGATTCATAACCAATGCTCTGCGCCACGACGATATAATTGTCCGTCTCGTGTACCAACCAACCGATTGTTTCGACCTCGATGGGTTTGAAATCGGTGTCGTAATTGATTTCATCGATTATGTTCCAATCGTTGTTCCGCGCCGAATCAACCCATTCGACGTAAACCTTTTTCAAATTCGTTCTCATTCCGCCTGTTGTAATCTTGAATTAATTTCAAACTCGTCACATATCATACGGAATTTCATTTCCGCGTCAAACGTTTGCTCGCCTATATTGTACGCCGCCTCGTATGTCTTGTACATAGGGCAGTTGTTCTTGTCCCAAACATAATCGCACAACGCGCAACAACCTTTTATTTTGTATGTCTTTTCCATTATCAAATATTTTTGTTTATTCTAATGAATTGTTCCAACTCAGGAAACTTGTTCTCTAACCATTTCCTACAATCCCAATAAGTTGTGTTATACACCATGTAATTGCAATTCGCAGACGGCAAAGCGTCCACTATTGCACGATACATATCAATATCGCGTTTCGCCTGTTCGGATGTCGTCGGATATGTCACAACTTTACCCAAACGTTCGTATATGTCGTCCGCCGTGAACAATTCGTTTTCGGTGAACGATTCCCGAAATCTATCGTCTGTCAATTTTTCACACAAATATTCGATACCGCCGCTGTATTCATACGAACGTCTTTCAACGATAACGTCCTTGATTATGTATTTTACGAACCCGTATTTCGGTTTGTACCCAATCACAATGTCCCCGACATCGTATTTCGTTTCAATTTCGATTTTCATAGTTTTATTCTTTTGTCTTGAATCAATTTTGACAGTAATTGTATGACCGCCCCGACAGCCGACGGGTCGTGAAAGACGAGGTACGTGTCGTCACTCTCCCATTCGGCGTACCAATCGTCGTTCGTCTGTTCCGTCGCAATGTCCGTTCCGCAACGCGTCAGGGTGAACACGGGCGCGTTGTCTCCCGTCGGGAACAATTCAACCAACGCGTTCAGAGACCAACACGGCGTGTAACCGTCCATTTGTTTTGCCTCGTCCGCGTCATAGTGCAACACCGTGTTATAACCGTCACGGAACGGTCTGTGGTGCATATCCGCCGTGTTCGGGTCAACACCCAATCTTACGAGTGATTCCGATTGTCCCAACGACGTGTAACCGTTTTTGTTATCGTGTCCCATAACTATAATTTTTTTATCTTGTCCTTTATTATGTCGCTCCTGTATTCCATGACTGTTTGCAGTATCGCGCAACGCCGCGCCTCAGCCAAGCCTGACTTCAGGTCGTCGATGTCCTTGAACACCGTTTCTCGCGAATGGTAGAAATCGTTGTTTTCGTGTCCGTCACCGAGTTTGAAATTCAGAATAACGTACCCCTCGCCTGACACCCATTTTTTCCATTGTATCGTCAGTTCGTAGCCGTCCCATTTCCCGTACACACGGTTTCTCGCGCGTCGGCGCAACCGCCTCAACAATCGTGTTTTCACAACTCACTAAGTATATGTTTCAGATATTCAGCTATTTTCACAAGTTCAGGCGCAAACCCCTGAACGTCACCCCTGCACAGTCTCTGCACGACACTGAACGTATTGTGCTTGTAGTTGTCAGGATTCTCAAAGAACCTGCACAGTTCAGTCAGGGTTTCAAGGTATGAATCGACAACCTCGTCAGGCTTGTTGTTAAAAGCCTCGCGGCGTTTGCGCGAAACCTCGTCCGTCGTTGAGTTCTCAATCAGCGTCCAAAGCAAGTGTTCGGCGACCTTGCGGCTCAGTTTGTCGATACGTTTTTCCTGTAACGCGTCGTATTCCTCTTTGGTGATTCGTTTCCACCCACCTTTGCCGTCGTCCGTTTTGTACACATTCAGGTCGATTCTGTCGCCGTCAGGCGTAATGACGTACAACAGCGCACGCGTGTCAAAATCACCGTTCTTACGGTCGGTCAGGAACGTCTGTGTGTATATCTCATATCTACCCTTTTTCGGCATATACGGCATTGTAATCGGGAACATTTCGTCGATTATTCTGTCATCACCTGAACTGAACGTGTCCGACGGCTGTTCCACGTCAACCATAATACAACGGTCAATATCGTGATATGTGACTTTTCCGTCGAGTGTTTCCTCGCGGAACAGTGACGACATACGCGGACACTGCAAACTCGATTTCAAACCACGTTTCGCCAAATATTCGGACGGTTCTAATTCGCAAATACCGTTGCTGTTTTCAAAGAAAAAGTCCTTGTCCTCAATCGGTGTCAGGGGGTGTCCCTCCATCAGCCGAATCAGAATGTTTTTCGTGAACCCGAACGACGAACCGCTGTGTCCGTCATCCATCAGGCTCTTGTACGCTTTCAACGCGCTTTTGTAACACGAACACCCATAATCAAAATCGTCACTGTCAAAATCGAAATTAGGATTCTCTTTGCCGCAGGCGATACGGCACTCTCTTTCCGCCCAATCTTTCATACTCATTGTCGTTATTGTTTTTTAGTTGTTAATTGTCCATAAACGAATGTTCATAATGGTTTGACGACGGGGACGTTGTGTCGGGTTCGCCGTACATTCCGTCGGGGGCTTTTATTGCCAAACCTTTGTTTATAAGTCCGCGATAATCGACGTGTATCGAATTGTAGAACTCGTATGTACCCAACGTGTCCGTGTCAATATAGTTGTCGTATGCGTCCTTTTTGTGATACTGTGTCTTATACAGTTCGCCTTTTTCCTGACGTGTCAGGGATGCCCTTGTGCGCAGGTATGGCTTGATTTTCTCAACGGGGACGGAAATTTGATGCGACATAAACGGTTTCACGATAACCGCCTGCCTGCCGACCGTAAGCATTGTCAGGTCGTAAACCTCACCCTCGTACTCAACTTTCACACCGTATGGCAACCTCGTCGCCAAATCACGGTAAATCATTTCCGATTCGTTCATAATTTATTGATTTCAAATGCGTTTTGCGCGATAAAATTGTAGTGCAAAAAATAATGCCCGTTACCGTCGTAATATTCACCCTCGCAATACCAACATTCCCTTTGGGTTATATACGAACCATCGTGTTTTTGAACGATTTTCATCACGTTGTAACCCGTGCGTGTGTTCAATTTCGATTGGGTTGACGCGAACCGCATTGCCGCGTCCAAATCGTCAGTCAACCATATCTTACCTAACGAATCGTCGCACACGCAATATTTGTAATTCGGGTTCACCGATTCCCGTGCGTGACGCACCCGTGCGTCCACGTAATTCTTGAACGTTTGGTCGGTATCGTACAACTTGTCGTAATCGGAATATGACACCGTTTTCGGTTTCCGTGCGCGTTTCCGTTTCGGTTTCGCCGTCAACAACCGTTCCAACACGGGGATATTTTTCGCCAACATCTGTGCGTCCGTGGGTTCACCATCGTAGGCGGTATCGCTGATGTGATATTCGACGTATGCGTTCAGGAACTGCATAACCTCGTCAACCGCCTGTCCGTCTGCCTTTTTCATAGCCTGTACGTTTTAAAGTCCACGGCAAATATACAGTTTATTTTAATATAACAAATTTTTGTTATATATTTTTTATCTGTATTTTGACATAAAAAGTGCCATCGCGACGGCTATTAAAAGGGCGGCGATGTTTTCAATCCATTCGTACAGTTCGCTTTTATTCCCGTTGTCGTCGGTGTCTTCAAGCAATTGTCTTTTGTCAAAATCCTTTTTCATATCGGTTCGTTATTACTTTCGTCAACTGATAAAATCGCCATCACGTTACCGCCGCGTGTTTTCACTATTTCAACCGAATCAATATCAACGCAACTGTAATCATGGTCGCATTTGTACGATTTACGGTACAACGCAACCGCGTTTTCGATTGTGTCGGCGACAACCAACGTGCCGTCAATTTCCCAAACCCGTGTGTATTTTGTTTTCATAAATACTCATCTACATTTTCAACGTTGTTTTCCTTGCACCAATCCTTAATAATACTTTCCGCATAATTTTTTATGCGTTGCACGTCTCGGATTCCGACGTACTGATACACGAATCTTATAAATTCGGTGTCAATTCCGCGTTTCCATACCTCGTTAAGCAATGTTTCGTTCGACGCGTGCGGAACAAGATATTCCAACATCGCGTGAATCTCTTTCTGTGAGTGCGCCGCGTCAAACAGGCACGCCAAATCAATTTCCGTGTTGATTTTTACTTTCATTTTTTTTGTATTTTAAATATTAGAACCATTATAACAAATGTCGGCTGTGTCAAACTTTGCCTTACATTCCCTGTAATTACTCGTTATGTAATCCTCCCAATTTTTATACAGTATTTGTTCATACGCCACCATTAAATCCCACGAACCGTCGTCGTTGTACCGCACCGCCTCTATACCGCAATTCCAATTTTCCAACAACTTCCATTCGGGGTTCAATTTGCAATATTCACGAATAAACGTGCTTGCGGTACGTAGGTTTTCAAATCGGTCAAACCAACGTGTGTCAACCAACTCACGGTCGCCAATTTTTCTTCTGTACGTTTCAATTTTTATCTGCCAAAACGTTCCCATAACCGTAAACATTTATTGTTTTAAATCCACCGACATAAAATCTCGGCATTTCGTTTCACAATCCCGTTGGAAAACACTTATCAACCCGTCCGTCGGGTGTTCCAATATTTCCTGATACGCCAACCAACGGTAGCATTTCTCCCTGTCCTTGCACTTGTCGTTCTTGCAGTGCGTGATGTCGTGAATGTACATAGTCAATAGTTTTTAATAAAATTTCCGTCCTTGTCATAGCGTTTGTCAAGATACACCTTGAAACAGTCGCTCTTGCGGTAATCCATTGTTTGTACGCATACGCGTTGATTCGTTTCCCTGTCGTGTATCAACGTCAGGTAACAAAACATTGTGTCATCCTTGCTTATGCGTCCGTGTTTGACAACATCGCGGACGTAACCGACCGCGCGTTCAAGCGGTATGTCGTCGTAAACCGTAATATGTATTTTCTTTTCCATAATCATAACCAAATGTTCACAGGTATATCCTTGAACCCGATTCCCGTCTGTTCCGCCTGAACAGCGTTGTACCCCCGTTTCGGCTCTTTCGTGTACCGAACGAGGTCGATAGTGCCGCAGACGCTGACTGACACGTCCAACGCGTCGCACTCGCCCCTGTAAGCCTGCAACACGCTCTCCAAGTCGCGTTTCAGGCGGTTTCCTATGTCGATGACCTTTTCGTCCGTCCCGTCGATAGGAATCGGGGTACTGCTCAGGCAAATGTTCGGTTCGGTCATAATCTATCCAAAACGCGTTGAATAACGTTCACGTCGCACCCGTACAACCAATAAGACCATTCAAGTTTTTTCTGTTTGGTGTTTTGGGCGTTCGTCGGGAAATCCAAAATTTGAATTTTCAATTTGCATTTCAACGCGCCCAACGCGCCCGATTTTTTAGACATTAAATCGGTGTATGTCGATTCGACAAACGAACGTATTTCGTCGGGTGTGTCAAAATCGAATAACGACACACAACGTCGGTCGTCCGTCAATCCGTGTTGCTCGAACGTCAGGCGTGCCGTCCGTTCAAAATCTTTTTTAATCCTCATTTCCGTATTTGTTAATGATTTCACATTCAGTTTCCGTGTACCATTCGTCGTATGTTAGGGGGCGTAACGAAAACACCATTTCGTCGTACCCGTACCTGTCAACCATACCGTCGGCGGTGTTCTTACGGGTTTCCCATTCGTTCCAACGCGCCAGAAGCTCATCGTCGTCCCTTAACGAATCGAGAAACGCCATTTTGTATTTGTAACCTGCGTGGCTGACGCGTATTTGTATTTCGGCGACGCGCGTGTTTCGGTACATACAAAAATATATACTGAAATACATCAACGCCCCCGTCGCGATACCCAATATTATTGACAACACCGTGTTCATTCCTGTCCCCCCCCGTTTAATTCCGTTAGATAATCCGACACCGACGGAATGTTGTATTTGATTCTTTCCTCAGGCGTCAGGGCGCGTTCCTCGCCGCAATGCACGCAATACATTCTCGCGCAACATTTCGGGTTGGTGTCCGTCAGTTTCCAAACGTGGTTTTCACCCTGACACTCGCATTTTTCCAACTCAAAATCGATGTTTACGTGCGGACGGACATTCAGAACCATTCCGCATTCGGGGCATTCCTTTTGGAACAACTCCTCGTCGTAAATGTAATCCCAATCGTCCGTGAAATCGGGGTCGATTTCCTTTCCGCAATACGGACATTCAAGTTTCCAATACATAATTCAATCCTCGTTTAAGTATAAATTATATTTGTCACAAAATTCATTCAACACCTCTTTGACGTGCGGCAGGAACGTTTTGTAATGTCGTTCGTCAGCCTTGTCCGATTCCGTGCTGAGGTTTTGGTTGCACTCAGTCTGTTGCCAAAGCCACCATGTCAAACCCGTGACTTTTGCGCAATCGTCTTTTAATTCCTGTTGGTTAAAACAACCGCTTTCTTGCATTCGCACAATAAGGTCGATTAAACCATTAGGAACAGTTGTAACCCGTATTTCACTGTGCCAAAGGTCGATGTCGTAGTCCATTTTCGCCTGAAAAAACTCAATATCGAATACTATTGAGCCGTGATTGTCACCGTTTTTAATCGTGAATGTCATACCCCTAACCGTTTTTTAAGTTCTTTCGCGAATATTCGCATACCGTTCACCGCGCTCTCTTCATACGCGTCACAGTCCATATACCGCAACGTTTCGTCAATCAACCATACGAACGCGTCCGTGTTACGTTGTGTGACACCGCCCACCAAATCAGTGAGGGTGTTCCGCCAAATGCTGTCAACGTCGTTCCCGACGGACAGGTCAACACCGAGTTTGAATATCGGTTCAATTTGTTGTACATAGGATTCAGCCTTTTCCACCAATTCCCAATTATCGTCGTTCAAACCGATTTTGGTTATATCGAATTGACTTTTTAATCCGCGTTTCAACTTGAACGTGTCAATCGCGACGTAATCGTCACCGTCGTAACCCGTGATTCTATATTGGAAACAACAGCCGTCCTTTCGTTGTACGATGTCACCGATATTAAACCTGCGTTCGCGTTTGGGTTCGTTCACCAATTCAAATTCATCTTGTGCTGAAATCGGAATCCAACTTTCGTGGTCGTTGTGGTCTAAACAATACTTGTCATTCTCGATTTCAAATACGGTATAAATGTACTTCGTCACAGGATTGTTCGGGTCAACGACCTTGCGTTTCACCTTGTCCCCGACCTTGAATTTCGGTTCAACAGGTTTGTCCGCCAACTCCCAACATATTTCGTCATTAAACGGCAGATAACGGTCGTCCAACCAATAACCGCCGTCCATTACGCTTACCACTGTGTAAACATTATCGTTCCAAATGTTTTTCACCATATCCCCAACCTCGAATTTAGGTCGGTGTTTTTTCGTATGTTTCATCGTTGTATCGTTTTAATGTTCCGACGGCAAATATACAAATTATTTTAATATAACAAATAATTGTTACATATTTTTTTCGATTTCGGCAATACGGTCAATCAACCCCTTGATTATAGACCTGTCGCATACAAACCAACCACATTTATTCAAACGTGTGTTCACTTCGTCCGACAACCGTGAATCGGTTATATGCTCGTTGATAACGTCGAGGTCGTGTATGGTTGCCGAACGTTCGTCCCAATAATCGTTACGGTGGTTCAAAGCGTTCACGACAACGTTGACAACATCGCATATCGGCATTTCCTTTCCGCCGACACAGTCGTATATGACGTTATCCTGAACCGTGTAACGTATGTCGCACACAGCCGATTTGTCCGACGGTCGCCAATATTTTTCCAACGCGAGTTTATAAATCTGTAGTTCGGACACGGGGTCGGGGTCGGGGCAAACCAACCGCAAATCGAAAGCCTTCCAACCCGTGTCGTCTTCGTGTGCGCTACCGTGTTCGTCATACGATTGACAAAACTCGTACCCGTCACTGTTTTTAACCAAACCGACGATTTTGAACACACCGTCCTGTTTGTCCCAACAAACGATACGTACAGGCATACCGTTTTCCGTTACGATTTCATATTCGCCCGATTTCGCTTTTTCCAAATCAAAATCAATTGTTTTCATTTTTATTTTCGTTTAGGTTAACCAATTCCTTTGTTTCAGGATTCCATCTGTAACCCCGCTTGTTGATTTCACCGACAAGCAATTCCTTTTCCGATTCCGTCGCGAACGTCAAATCCCGACCGCTGTACGCTTTCAATTCCTTGTTGAACGCGAATATTTCCTTGTTCTGTCTGTTGTACGCCGCGTAAACAACCACATACGGGAATTGGGTTTTCGTACCCTCGACGCATTCTTTTAACAACATAATCGAATCTTCGTCGGCTACGAAATCACCGTCCCTTAAATCGTGTTCGTGCGTGCGTCCCAACGCCAACCCCTGTTCGCACCGTTCCTTGTTTTCAAGGGCGACATCGATTTCCTCATTCAACAAAAGTCGTCGCACGGCGTTAGCCACAGGCGTTTCAAGGTGTTTAATCGCGTCCAACAATTCATTCGCGTTTTCCACGCATTCCGAATAATAATCGTGTAATTCCTTTAAAGTTTTCATTGTCAATTAGTTTCAATATTCATAACTTTTTTATTTATCGTTCTGTTCACCGTTTAATAATTCGTTTATCATATCGTCCAACATTTCTTTCCCGTATTCGACCTTTCCCAACATCGTGCCTAACTTCATCGCCCGTGCCGCCTCAGGATAGTTGCTGTTAATCAGGTCGCCAATACTTTCACCGTCTTTGAATATCCCCTGATATTCCCTTTTGGTGTCGTCGTACAGTTCGTCCAACTCTTTCCTTTTAACCCTGATGTTCTCAATCGCCTGTGACATAATGTCGTCCAAACGACCGACGTATTCGTCCGATACGGCGATACGGTCGAGAATGTGATTCTTGTCATCGTCGGACAACACGACCGCGCTCCTGACGCTGTTCTCGGCGTTCTCGTGCGCCGTTTTTAACGCGTTCACGCTCTTGAATATATTGAACATTTCATCGGCGCGATAATGTATCGCGACCAATTTTTCCACTACATCACTACTTGTCATTGTTATTACTTTTTAAATTCAAAATCCTCACAAACGTCACCGACGGCGAAACAGCTGTGACTGTCATACGACCACCAACGGTTCTTGCAGATATAGGTGGCTAAGCCCTCAAAAACGTTCGGTGCGGAAATCGAAATATTACCCTCTCGGTCGCACTTAACCTTTCCACGGCTCTTCCTGAACCATTTGCATTTCGTACACCGTTTTGCTTTCATTGTCAATATGTTTTTACGACTGTTTTCTTGCTGATATACATATCACGCTCAATGGTGTCTTCCGCCTCTTTTTGGGTGTCATAAACCCCCGTTCCCCAAAAGCCGTCGTCTTGAAAATTGTACCACCACAAACAACCTAACAGACGTTTTTGCACCTCGTACACTTTGCGTCCCCCGTAACACTCGATTTCAATAATTCTGTATTTTTTCATCGGTTTTTCGATTTTCTGTAACCCAAAAATTCAATCGTACCCAACACGACAGCCATAATAATTATCAACGCCGCCGAACCCCACGCAGGGGCTGTCACCCACCACCAAGACCAATCTATGACCTTAGTCAGTTTCAACACGATAAACACAATTGTCAACAAACCGAAAAAGCCGATTCCCGTTGACCCTGAATTTCCTTCACTCATAATCTTACTTTTTATTTTGTTGTTGTTATAAAATCCGCATTCCCCGTGAACGTTCAGCGCGTCTGCCGATTCACCGACGATTCGGCAGACGTTCCGCTCGCGTATGTACGCGCCGCATTTAAGACATTTCCTGTTCATTCGCGAACCGTTTGAGGTTGTAATAATAATCGCAACACTGTTGCGCACAGAACACGTTTCCGCCCTTCACGACACAACCGTCTTTCCTGAGCGTTTTGTCCGTCGGTTTTTTGTCGATATAATGGTTTATTGCGTTTCCGCACCAATCACACGTCACCTCGTACCACTTCGTTATCATAGTTGTACTCTTTCTTTTCCCACTCGAATCCTTTAATCGACACAAAGTACCAAAACAGCCAAGACGCGCCCCAATAATAGTGTCGTTTGCCGTTCCAATAATACCAACTCAAATGTATGCACGGTAAAAAGTTGATACTTTCAACCAAACGTCCGAATCGTTTGAATTTACTTGTCATAACTCGTCGTTATTCGTAATCGATGTAATAAACCGTAATCACACCGTCAGTCTCTGTTATTCCCAAAACCGACATAGGTAGGTTTATTCTTTTACTAAACTCGTTCATCCACTCGCACACACTCGCTTTGTCCGTAAACTCTTTAAATTTAACCTTTTTCATAATTCCAATATTGATTTTAAGTCCTCAATTACTGTTTGATTTGTCTCGTCAACTGTCAGCATATTGACAAGTCCGAGTAAGTCCCGTTTTTCGGCGGCATATTGTTCGCTCGCCCATTCAGCACCCTCGGCAAAGTGATTCACATACCAAAACTTCCACTGAGTGATTTGTGCCTCTTTCCGTTCAACATCACCCTCAAAATTTTTTCTAAGTAAAGGCTCGTATTTTTCCTTGAAAATCGCCCTTGCAGTTCTTACAATATCCTTGTAGTTCATAATTCTACTATTTTATTGTTTGTTTCACAATACCATTGTATTTCACCATTTTGGGTTTCGACAAATTCGCCGCCCGTTGTTTCACACCATTCGTCGAACGACACGACGTTTCGGTTTCCACGCCGTTCCGCGATACGTTTTTCGTGTTCGTATCGGCGTTTAGCCTCGACGAACATTTGTTCCCGTTGTCCCATATCGTTTATCGTTTTACTTTCTTGAACACCTCGTTACAGTGCAGGCACGGCGAGCCGATGACCGTTCCGCACACACCCTTCAGGTCGCAAGCGTCACAAATGACCGCAACGTGTTTCCGTTTGATTACGGACTTGAACCTGACACCGTTTATTTCAACAAAAACTCTCATATCATTATCGTTTTAAAGTTCATATTCCTCATAATATCCTTTCCTGTGCCTATCCATTTCCTTTTCAAATTCGTTTGTAAATGTAATAATATTTTTGTTACACGCAACACCCCGTGTCACATTTTTTTCAATCGAATTTAAGACATTCGGTTATGAAATATTCATCGTCGTCCGCGCCGCTGTCGTTTATATGCCCTGCGTCAAGGTACGGAATCGGATATGCGTTGTCGTATTCCTTTCCGTAATTCACCAAATGACTGTACTGTATTTCGTTGTTTTTATACACGCACAAACGGTCTTGTTTGGCGACGACGGAACAACCCGACGCGCGTAGTTTTTTAATGCGTTCCGCGATTTCCTTCGATAATTTTTCTTGGTTCTCGGTGAACCGTCCCGTTTCCTCGTAATCAATCTTTTTCATAACCATTATATTTTTTGAAAAACGACCTCTTTCCCGTCCTGACGCTCGTCCGCGCGGCACGCCAACATATCGCACGCGCCCCTGTCCCTGTTCATCCTGAAACAACACGAGAAACAATCGTATGCGCGTATTCCGTCCTCGTTGTATTTCTTATAATACTTTCCGTCCGCCTCAATCACCTGATACGCGCCCCGACCGACGTTGAACACCGCGCCCACGGGGTAATACCGTTTGTTCCGTTTCCGTATCAACGTTATCATTTTTCCAATTTGAATCTGTAACAATTGTCATCGTAATTGTGCCGCACGCAGTAATCCATTTTGTCACCGTATCGGTGGACGCAACGTTCGCAACATTTACCCTCAACCTTCACAGGTTTCGGTTTGCTTTTAAGTTCCGTCGGTAAACAATGGTATATTATCGTTTCGTCGCCTAATATGTCCTCAGCGATTTGATAAATATCGCCGAAATAATCAACGTCGTTATAAAACCCGTTTTCGATTCGTTCCGTGATTCTGCGTTTCATTTCCGTTCCCATAATCAAAGCCATAACTCAGTGTCATTTTTTAGGGTTTGACAGCCAATCCGCGTCTTGCAAATATCTCGCGAGACGGCTGACCCGTATTGTCATATATTCCTTTTGTTCGCCGCCGCACCATAACTCGCGCACCGACAGACTGAAATCACCGCACCCGACACCGCCGCCTGTGAACACGCTCACGGGCAGGTCGGGGGTTTTCATTAATTGTTCCGCTAATTCCTTGCACGTCATAACTCAAATGTCTTTCGGTTCAACATTCAAATAGTCCTGCCACGCGTACCGTTTCCCGAACCGTGTCATCAGCCGTTGCCACCAAAGGCGGACGACGTACAGGTGAAACACGTAGTAATACAGGAAATCAAACACCGAACATTCATACCAACGGTGCAACCACACCGCCTTTCCCGTGAACTCGTAATACACCCCAAAGGGGTCTTCCCCACGGTACAATTTTTCGGAACGTCGGACATATCCGTTTTCTATCAACCAACACATCGCGTCAAACCCGTAATCCTGAACCCATACGTGTACCCTTGCTCGGTTGTAACCGATTCCCTGTTGTTTGGTTTTGAAAACATCTTTCCTTTTCATATCATTATCTTTTTATCGATTCCAAACAATCGCAACGCGTGTTGCAGTTCGTGTGTGTAGCGCACCATCGCTGAGTTGGTCGGTTGCGCCCCGTCGTAACGGACGTGCGTAATGTTCCAACCGTCCTCGAACCGCGTCACCGTCACGTAACAATCGTTGTCCTTGTATATGTACTTGTCGGGACACACACCCAACAGGTTGCCCTTGAAAGTCACATCGTGTCCCGTCACACACTTGAAACCGTTGCTGTCGAACACGTGCGGCGCGATAACCAACGGTGTCACAACGTTTATGAACACCCATTTCATAGGTTTCGTCCTGTCACCCCCGACGTGATACGACACCTTGTTTTTGTGTACCGCGCAGACCTGCTCGGGTCGCCCGTCTATCACAAACCAATCACCTATTTCAATCGTCATTCTCATATCGTTTCATCGCCTCGTAAAAATACAAACCGTACACATATTGTTCCACCTTGACGAGTAACATTGTTCCCAAAAAGTCGTCAAAAACTTCGTCCCTCGTCCATTCGTCCGAATAAGTCATCGTTATGGTTTTCCCGTTGATAACTATTCTCCAACCCCCGTCACCCTTCGGGATAACGTCAAAACCCAATTCGCTTACCGCGAAATCCCGTATGTCGTCGAACGGAATCGCCCGACCGTTATACAACGCCAAATACTTTGATTGTCTTGCCATATCGTTTATGTTTTTTAGTTATCCGCCGCACTATCGCAACGGTTCGGCAAATATATAAATTATTTTAATATAACAATACGCTTATTACATTTTATTTGCAAAATAAATCACACTTGTTTATATTTTGTTGTGAATCAATATGTTTTTATTTGCACGGAAAATCCCGACCACACATTATATACAAGTTTACACAAGGCGGCACAAAAAAAGACCGCCTGACTGTCCTCACGACGTTAAGCGGTCTCCAAACTAAACTGTTTTAAAAGAAAGAAGGTATTATGTGTAACGCGAATTTAACAATAAAACGTTATTTTCCCTTGTTTTCCGTTATTCTTTTTAACAATAAACTACCAATCCAACCAATTGTCACTGTTCGTGACACTCGTCCCTGACGCCCCGACAGCCGCCTCGGGTCTCACCCCGTCGTCATACCGCTCGCACACGTCCGTCGTGCATATAACCATGCGCCATTTCCGTTCAGGACACGACAACAGTGTCGGTTTCCCGTCCAACGACAGGTTCTCGAACCTCATATCGGGCGTCGAGTGTACACAGTTCCGACAGAACCGTATCACTTTCTCGTTTTTCTTTCTGACTGACATATCACTGTTCCCCCAAACACAAGTTTATGTAATCAACCACCTCTTGTTCCGTCACCTGAGCCAAAGCCTCGTCAAGCGTCATTTCGCCCGTCCGAGCCGTCTTCAGCCTTTCTATTATGTCCGTGTACGAATCACGCACCTCTGTCGCTTTCATTTCAAACTGTCTCGCGGTGAATATCTCGCTCGCCGCCCGACACCTTATGTCCTCGTACGTCACCTGCCATTCACCGTCCCTCAACTCGACGACAGCCATTCTCGGAATCCTGTTCTGCTCGTCTATCCTGATTCCCCTCAACAGCGAGCCTGACCTGACAACCCTCACGTTGTCCTTCGGCTTTTCGTCCGCGTACACGGTATGGTCGTGTCCCAACAGAACGACTGTCTCGTCGTCAGTCCCGACAACGTCGCCCGTCTTACAGCACCACTTGCCGTCGTCTATGTTCCAAAAGCCGTGATACACGCACACCGTCGGTCTATTCCTCGTCCTCAGCGGCAACTCGTTCGTCAGGACGCAGTCACCTAAGTCTATGCTCTTTCCCGTGAAATCCTCGAACAGACCCATTTCACAGAATAGGTTGTACGACGTCCTCACGTTGAACTCGTCGTTGTTGTACAAAGTGTCGTGGTTTCCGCTTATGGTGTATATCGGCTCTTTCGCTTTCCTGAACACCCTCGCGACAGCCGCCTTCACGAAATCAGGAACTGTCGGCTTGTCGAACACGTCACCCCCTATCACTATCGGAAAACCCCGTCTGTTCGCGTAATCGACGACGTAATCGAGTTTCTTACAAATATCGTCCAACACGTCACCCGTCCTGACGTTGCAGGTCGCCGTGATATGCAAATCGGTAATGAATACGAACCTGTCCATAATCACCATCTGTAAAATTTCGCGTATTCCTGTTCCTGCTCGGCTCTCGCCTCGGCTACCTTGTCCGACGCCCTCAGGCTCGGGTACATTTCCTGAACCTTGCGCCTCGCCCTCGTCAGCGATTCAAACGACGGTAATTTGCGCTTGCGCCATTCGATTATCGTGTTCGTGAACGTACACCTCGTCAATTCAAATTCGCGAGCCACATACCAAATCAACTCAAAGTCGTCGTCCCGTGTGTTCGGGTCGCTCTCCAATATCGACTTAACCAAGTCGAATGTCTTTACCTTTTCCATCTTTTGTTGTTGTTTTTGTGTTTAAATGTCCGCAAATGTAATAATATTTTTGTTATGTTGTACCCGTTGAGGCAAAAAAAACACGGTCTCTTTTCCGAAACCGTGTCTCTTTACCCCTTTTTTGTCTGTAAAGACTTAGTATGTTCAACCTACCTCGTAGCCGCTCGCGTCCGCGTACGGGAACAGGGTGTTTGTGTTCATCATCACCCATTTATCGTCACCGTCCTCGGGTTTGGCACACTTGTCACTGTAAATGTCTATCTTGACCTCGAAAGGCTCGTTACCCCGTCCGCCGTGATATTTTTTATTCACCTCGTAAAAGAAAAAGTCAGCCATGTCGAAAGCCGCATCAACGCACTCCTTGTAAGAATCGTACACGTAACCCAAGTCGTCGTCCGACCATAACTCGTCGTCGATTCCGAACGAACCCTGTGTCGCGTATATGTTATAAATGTACTTTGCCATAAGCCTAAAATATCTTTTCGTAAATATACTGTGACAGCCTGTTCGGGTTCACAAAAACCCTGAACGTGACACGCACGCTCACAGAACCGTCCGATTCCTCGGTGAACCTCGCCTCGTAGTCGGTGTTCCTGCGTCCGACAGGCACGACGTCAAAGTCGCCCAAGCCGTTGCAGGTGTTAAACACGTCCTGTATGTCAGCCGCGAAATCCTCCAACAGGTAGTCGCCGCCGACCGTCAGTATTCCGTCTATGTCATACTCTGACTGTATGTCCAAGACCTCAACAAGTATCATTCCGTTGTCCCTGTTCATAACTGTAATTCCTTTCCGCAAATATAACAACTTTTACAATTCAAAACAAACTGAGTTCCTGAACAACACTTCCGTCAGGTCTCCTTGTGATTCCGAGACATTCCTCGTCGAACCTCGCGCACCCCTTCCCGTAATACTCTCCGTCCAACTCGCACCCGACATAGTCGAACCCCGACTTGTACGCCGCTATCCTCGACGACTGAGAACCCATCATCGGGTCGAACACGACGTCACCTTTCTTGGCGTAGTTCCTCAGTATCCAAGCGTACAGCGCGACAGGCTTTTGGGTGGGGTGAATCCTCAACTCTTTGTTTTTCATATCACCCTGCAACATTCCCTGCCACCTGAACCTGAACAGCCTGACAGCCGTCGGAAAGTTCGTCCAAGCCAACTCGCAGTCCGCGAAATCCGTCGCGCCGTTCTCCTTGTCCCAAACAATCCAACACGACGAATCGTACGGCAACCTCGAAATAAAATGGTTCGCGCCCCAAACGACGGCACGCTTGGACACCCTCAACAGTTCGTCGAAAAACTCTCTGTCAGGTGCTTTCCTGTCCCACTCTTTCGGCGTGTATTCCTGCGACTTCGCCAAACAGCCCCGACTGTGGTTCTTTAAACCGTCCTCACCGATTCCGTATGGTCAAGGGGGGTCTGCCACGGCAAGGTCGAACACCTTGTCAGGCAAACCCCTCATATACTCAATACAGTCAACATTGTAAACATCTGATTTCGGCATATTCTTACATTTTATAACCAAATATATATATTTCCCTTTCGATTCAAAAGTTGCACCTCTTGTGTTTTTCATAAAAAATGTAAGCGGAACACACCATTCCGCTTACACTCTGTCACCGTCTCGCGTGCCTGCGCTTTCTCGGCAGGTCGCATTTGAACGCCGTGCAGGTCTTGCATTTGACAGCCTTTTTCTGTCTGACGGTGTTCGTGGTTCTCTTTGTGTGCGGACGGGTGCTTGCCTCAGCCGTTCCGCAACACGCGCCCGAGGCGACCGTCACAGCCGCCATCAGGACAAAAGTAAGTAGTAAGCGTTTCATAATTGTTTGATTTTAAGTTGTTTATAATTTACGTCATAAGACGTTGTATCTTACAGTCTGTAACCTGAATCGGTGTTTTCGCTTACAGTCAAAAGAAAAAATACAACAGGGGTAACTTTCAAACTGTAACCTCAACGGTCGTTTTTCCTTTCATACTGTAAGAAAGCGTCATTTCAGGCGTTTGGATTTCCCGTCCGCAATCTGATAGACGTGCCGAACGTCGTCAGCCGTGATTCGTTGGTCGTGCGACACCAACAGCAGGTCGAACCCGAGGTCGTCGCACAGGGAGTTGACGAACCCTATGAACGCGCCGAAATAGGCGTCCGATACCTGAGTGAAAGCCTCGTCGAGGAATATGACCCTGCGCCTGTTCAGTTTGACAATCAGGTACACGAGGAACACGAACGATATGACGGTTATTATTCCGCCGCCCTCAGCCTCGGACAGGTCTGTCGAGTATTCGCCCTTGTTGAGGACGAATCGGTTGCCTTCGAGGTCGTACTCGACCTTGTAGTCGAAACCGAATATCGACTTTATCGCGCTGTTCGCCAAGTCCTCGCACTCGCGTATCGACGAGCCTGACAACAGCGGTCTCACCTGTTTGAGCGCGAGCAGTGACCGCTCAATCAGTTCCCGTTCCGAGTTTATTTCGGCGAGGGAACGCTCGGCGTTGTCGAGGACGGACTGCACGCGGCGTATGTCGCCCGTGACGCGCTCGTACCTCAACAGTTGCTCGTTGCACCGTCTTTCGAGTTCCGCGTTCATACCTCTGTCCTTTCGAGTTCCGACACGACCGTTTCGAGTTCTTTTTCGAGACGGGTCTTCTCCTTTTCGAGTTCGGCTTTCTTTTCAGCCACGTTCTTTGACAGGTTGGTGTCAACGGCGAACCCGAACTCCGAGGCGAGCGTCTTTATCTTTTCGAGGCGCACAGCCTGTTCCGTGTTGAGGCGGTCGAGTTCCGCCTTTGTCTCTCTGTAAATTTTCTCTACGTCCATTGTTGTATTGTCTTTTAGTTTATCCTGTTTCCGCAAATCGGGCAGATGTGATTGTCTATCATATCCTGTTTCTCTCTCATAGTCTTGTGAGCCGCCCTGTACGCGTCCATCAGTTCCGTCAGGCGCGTCAGGCTGTTCAGGCTCGCGTCCGCCGCGCTGAGGCTCTTCCTGACCTCAACCGCTCTCTCGGCGAGCGTCAGGACGGACGTCAGGCTCTTTATCCTCGCGTGCGCGTCCCGTGAATCGGAAATATGTTTCTCCAATTCCCTCAATAAGTCGTCCCTGAGCGCGTTTCTCCGCTCGGACAGGGAGATGTGCCGCTCGCACAGGGAAAGTCTCTCACGAGCCGTTTCCGAGGCTCTGACGGCTTTCTCCTGAGCGTCGATACATTCCTGCAACCCTCCAAGTGCCTCAACCCTGTTGTTGAGGTCGGCTGTGCGCTCGCACGCGGACAAAGCCCTTTTCAGCCCCTCTGAGCGCGTCTCGCCGTTGAGGTGGTCTGTCAGCACGCCCGTCAGGTCTTCGGCTGTCCTGAGCGAGTTCTCGCACGTCCTGAGCGATTCCAAGCGTTCCGTCAGGATTCCTATTCCGTCGCGTAGCCGCTGTTCCTGAGCGTTGTACTCGGACAGTTGCTGTTTGTTGTCGGTAATCATAGACGACAGTTGCTTGAACGCGCCGTTGTTCTGTTCTTTCTTTTTGTTCAGTTTCGAGTTAGCCTCGTTCATATCGTCGAACGCCTTTGACGACGACAGTATTTCGAGTATCCGTTTCTGAGAAAATTCAAGCAAAAGCGGCTTGCTGAACTGACTGAAGAAGTTTAACGGGTACTTTTGCTCGTACGCGTCGATAGAACCGAAGTTGTTGAACTCGTCTATTTCGGGCGGCACGGTGCGGTTCAGTTTCTGAAACACCAAGTCGCCGAGTTCGTACGTCGGCGATTCCTTCCTCGTCTTGCGCACTATCAGGAGGTTCGGGTTGTCACCGTACGACAGACCGATTGTTATCGTGTCCGCGCCGTGCCTCAGGAAACCCTGCCTGAACTTGTTTTCGCACGCCGCCCTGACAGCCCTCAGGCACGCGGACTTGCCCTGACTTGATTCTCCCACGAGTATCGTGAAACCGTCAACCTCGATGTCCGCCTCTCTGATGGACTGAAAGTCCCTTACGTTTATATTCACTGACATAAGCCTGTTGTTATTGTGTCCGCAAATGTAATAACAATTTTGTTACGTTGTACGCGTTGAGGTTATTTTTTTTATTCAACGGAACGTAACTTATTGATTGTTACTGAATAACACCAACTGTTTGCCCTGTGTCTGTTGTTCCTTGTCGTAGAAATACCGTTTCAGGGTCTTGACGATAAACTGTTTCCCGAGTTGTGTGACAAGCGTCTGCCAACCCATGTACGCGCGCCTGTTCTTTATATACGGATAGTTCACGAGTTCAAAGTATTTCAGGTCTATGTACTTTTGGTACGGACGTATCTGACGACCCGTGCCGAATATGATTTTCATTTCCCTGAGTATCTTAGTCAGGGTGTTCCGCCCGAACCTCGGGACGCCCAACACCTCGCTCTTTATAGACTTGGCTACGACCTCGAACGATTCCGAACCCTCTGATTCCGTCACGGCGTCGTAGAACTCAACCTTGGGTTTCTGTTCGTTGAGTTTCCTGTCCTGAACCTCAACGGTGTGTTCGGCGACAGACAATTGTTGTTTCGCCGCCGCCAATTCCTGTTCGCGCTTGCGGATTGTCTCGTCCGCTATTTTCAACGCACGCGCCATAATCACCTCGGGGGTGTCGTCAGGCGTTGAGGCGATATAGCCGCCGTGTTTGCGGATTGACGGTAACACCTCGCCGCACACCCAATCTTGGAACGGTTCGGCTTGCGGTTTATCCGACCGCATTATTACGCGGTAAAGGTTTTGTTCATTTACAAACATTGCCTTAACTGTTTGATATACAGGTGTTCCATCTGTTTTAACCCCCGTTTTGACCCCTACCTCGATTAAAACGACCCCATCCTGTTTTAACCTACGTTTCGCGTCAGACGGGTTATTTATCTCTAACACCTTGCATACGTCCGCCAAACAGAATAACGGTTCGTCACTTGTACCCGATGTTCGGATTTTACCGAATTGTGGGTTCTCGAAAATTTTGATTTGTTCGTTCATACCTGTAAACATTTATAAATTAAACAATAAAAAAATTGCACGTTACGTGTTGTCAAAACAAATTTAACGGGAGTCAACTTTGATTTCGGGGACGTTTCCGTTACCCCACACGTTCGCGCAATTCTTTTAATCGTAATCGCGGTGTTTTCAATATGTTTCAAACGGAGTTTTGTCAACCCCCGTTCTTTTTTGTTTTGACGTTACAAACATATAAACCGTTTTTCATATATGCAAATTTATTTAGGGTGTCACGTTTCGTTACCCCCTTTTTAGTAATGAAATCCTACATTCCGTTGCGCCTTCAGGAACTCTGACGTGTACACGCATTCCGAGCGTTCCTTGTCGTCCCTGAGTTTGACGAACTTTGGTCTGACGAGCGTCCCTGACGCGTTTATTCCCGTCCCTGACAGTTCCATGACCATACCGACGTATATCTGAGACCTGTCAATCTGTTTCGGCGGTTTTATCTTGGCTATCAGCCTCGGGAACGTCATACCGTCCCTCTCCTCGTATATCGACAGTCTGAGTTTGCCGTCCTGAGTGCCTGAGACGAACGCGTCTATCGTGTCTGACATACGCTCGGTGTTGACGCGCTTTATCTTTATGTACGACGTCTTCGGGCGTCTGTCGGTGGTGTCGTACGCTCCGTTCCTGTTCTGTGCCACGACGCCGTCGCCGCCGCTGTCGAGTATCGATTCGAGGAACACGCGTTTCTCAGCCTCGGTGGTGGCGTTCGAGCGTCTGACGGGTACGACGTTGAGACCGATTGCCTGACCTGTGCGCACGGCGTCCCCGTACACGTCGGGGTTCATTCCGTCGCCGAGGGGTCGTTTCAGGTAGTTGACGCCGCTGACGTACAGGGGGTGTATCAGGTGGAACGTCACGAGGTCAGTCCCGTATCTCTGCTTGGCTGTGTCCTGCACGCTCAGGCAGGCGTCCCTTTCGAGCCTGACGAGACCGAGTGCCTGTTCGGGTCGGGTGTGCGCCTCGATTCCGTGGGCGTTGAGGTCGTCGGTTATGTCGAGGGGTTCGGTTATGGTCATTATGACGTCTATCGCGTACGTGCCGTCGTACAGTGCCTTCTGAGCGATTCTCGGGGCGTAGTCTATGAGTTTGCAGTCGTCTGTGTAGTTGCGCGAGTATATGTGCGTGTTTCCGCCGTTTGTTATGAGTACGGCTCGTATTCCGCGATGTTTCTCGGTGAACACCCAATCGGGGTCTGTGTATATGCTGACCTGTTCGTCGGGTGTCAGGTCGTCTATTGGTCTCGCGAGGCAGGGCGTGTAGAATGACAGCCTGAACCTCTCCGAGGGTGTGAGCGCGTTCCAAATGTCCTGAGGGGTGAGGTCGGGTGTGAGTTCGAGACCGTGCGCCTTGTACGCATTGAGTTTGGTTAGCGCGGACACGTAGTCGCATTTTTTGAGTTCCCCGTCGCGTCCCGTCGGTCTGAGGAATCGGCTCGCGGTGTCGGTGTTGAGGAGTGACGCCGTGAGTTCCCACAGGTACTTTACGTCCGATTTGTTGGAAGACATAATAGTTGTTGTTATTGTTTGACGGGGCGAATGTAATAACAATATATTACATTTCAAAATTTATTTTGACGCCCTCGGGGACGGACTTGTCCTTTATTCTGTCGCTGAGCCACATTTCGAGTATGCTCCTGTCCTTGACCCAACGGGGTGCGGTGAACACGGTCTTGTTGCGTCCTGCGACGAGTTCCAACACGTAGAGTTTGGTTCGTGTGTTGAGGTGAGCGTTGATAATCTTTTCCTGTTCCATCACTCGGTTGTTTTGAACACGTCAACGGGTTCTGTCGTGTTGAACGTGCGTTTGTATTCCTCGGGGTGGTTCTGTCTGAACCATTCGACCTTTTGTTTAATCAGGGACTTGACTTTCTGTATTTCGGGTTTGACGTCGGCTATTCCGAACCGTTCGATGTGTTTGGCGAGTGTGACGACGTCGTTTCCGCACACTCTGTATTCCGCGCCCGTTACGGTTGTGACGCCGTTGCTGTCCTGTTCGCGTATCGGTCTGTCGTAGGACACGTAGAGGTAGTCGTCCTTGAACAGGTGGTTGAGGTGCGAGGGCAGGTAGGCGACGTGTCGGATGTTGGCTGTGCGTATGAACCCTGTCATATACCAAATGTCCCTGTTGTGTATTCGGCAGAAGTCGGGTGTGAGGTCTGATTCTTTGAGGTCGGTCTTGATTCGCCCCCTGTCGTAGAGAGTGCCTGAATCGGTGTCGATGGTCTCGCGCAGTGCCTTTCCGAACTTGCCGTAAGTGTACAGGTTTGATTTGAGTGTTTTTGTCTTCATAGAATCAGTCTGAACTTTTGTTTGGGTTTCGGTACGGGTGTGTACGTCGGTTCGGGGTTGAGGCTGTGTTCGAGGGCGTCTGTGACGGCGTCGTAGAACAGTGCCACGTCCTTGGGTGTGTGTCTGTCGTAGTCTATCAGTGCCTTGGGGTGTGACAGGTCGCTTGACTTGTGAAACCCTCTGAGGTATATTGGTTCTCGACCGTGTTCCTGATAGTACACGAGTTTGTCTCCGCACCTGATGTAGAGTACGGTGTCGGGCGCGTCGTTCTGACGGCAGTAGGCGAGCGCGGCGCGTCGAGACCTGTCGAGGTCGTCGGCTCTGAGACCGTTCCGATACACGGAGTAGTGCAGTAGGGTTACAGGCTTTCTCATTGTTCGTACTCGCTTATTTCGTTCGGTGTGACGCGTATGACCGCCCTGACGTTGTTTTTGTATTCTGACGCGCTTGTGTCGGGTCTGACGGGCATATACTCATACGAGCCGTCGGTGTACTCGACGCGGTAGAACGCGTTTTTTGTTTGGCAACCTGTGAGGGTTGCGAGTGAGAGCAAAAGGCATATACGGAGAGGTACGCGCGTGATGTTATGAATACACGTGTGTATGTATTCATAAAGAGAGTATATACGTGTGTACGTACTTATAAGGCTTTTGTCTTCTGAGTTATAACGACAGTTGTTACTGTTATTGCTGTTACAATAACTGTAATCACTGTTACGGTTATTACTACTGTTACTATTATTATTGTTATTATTCGTCGTTTTTTTCCTTGCACGTCCAATTTCTACAACCCTATACACCGTGTCAGTCTGTAAGTTCTTGATACACTGACGCATACGGAACAAGATGCGGTCTGATGTGTGGTTTTTTGGATTTTCCGTTAATATTATGTTAAATAGACTTGTCTTAAATTCAGAAAAAATATCACTTATTGTTAAATAGAAATTATTATTGTTAAATTGATTTGCCTTAAATGATTGAAATACAGGTGTGTTTAAGTAGGTAGTAAATTTATTGTTAAATAAAACGTTCTTAAAATCAGAAAAATCGTCATTTATTGTTAAATAGGATAATATGTGAGTGTCTTTAATCATAGAATGTTTGTTTTCCGCAAATATAGCTTAAAGTCCGATATAGTCCGTGAGTTTCTTGATTTTTTCCGTTGACATAGCGATATTGCCCTTCAGGAACGCGTTTAGGTTCTGAGGGTAGAATCCGAGGTCGAGCGCGATTTTGCGCTGAACGAGACCCTTGCCCTTGATTGTGTCGTTGATTCGGGCTATGAACTCAGCCCTGTTGTACGTCTTCTCGTACAGAATGTCCTTTATCTCCATAGTCGTAGTGTTTTATTGTCGTTTTACAATACGGGGGCAAAGATAACAAAATAATTGTTACACGCTACGCTTGTTGAAAACTCGCCCGAGGCTTGTTGAAAACGAGGGTGTTCCTCAGGACTGTCTCCGTGACGGACAGTTCGGTGTCGTCCGTAAGGGTGAGACCGTCGAGGTGCTTGCGCCTGATTACGGCGCGAGAGGGGTTCACGAGGTGTCGGTGTCCGAACGACGGTATGTACGCGAGGCGCGAGCGTCGTTGCATAGAACCGTTTGTCGGGGACTTGTAGTATTCGGTGTACATACTCTCGATTAGGTCGCGTCCGTGTTCGGTGTCGTCGATGAAGAAGACGAGGTCGTCGGGGTCTGTGTCGGGCGTCCATCTGTCTCGGGACGGGTTGTCGGACTTTATCAGTGTGACGCTGTGTCTCTCGGTGAGTTCGGTCATTCTCTTGGTGGGCTTGTACGATTCGGGTACGTACAGGAACACCTTGTCGGGTCTGAGGCTCTGACCGAACAGCGACTCCATCCTGTCGGCGGACGGCTTGTTGGCGTGTACGCTGACGGCGATTGTGTCGGCGTCGGGGTGTCCGAAATGCGCGAGGGACTGTTGCAGGTGTGTTCTGAACGCGCCTCTGTTGAGCGTCCTGAGTTTCGGGTTGCCGCTGAAATCGCTGACCGCCTGTGTTCCGTATATGCAACGGCACTTCACGCCTGACGTGTTGCAATAGACGGACATAAAGGCGTCGTCGTCTGTGGGTGCGGTGTCGAACCCGTCTCTCAGCACCTGTTCGTCGAACCTGAACGTTTCGGGCGGCACGAGGACGCCGTTGTTAGTCCACAGCCAATACTTGCCGAACGCGGTGTCGGTGTCCCTGACGGGTATCCTGTACTCGGACAGGAAACCGCGCTTGGGTACGCTTATTGTCTTGGCGTATATGACATTGCCGTCGTCGTGCCTGCCGAGGACGGCGGACAGCGTCAGCCAAGTGTCGGGGCTGTAAAGTATGTCGTCGTCCGCTATGAACACGGCGTGTTTGTCGAACTCGCGCTCGGTCAGGGCGAGGTATTTCTTATAAGACCTGATGTCGTCGGTTATCCTGACGGACAGTTTCGGGTGCTTGAACATAAGGTTCTTGTCCAACAGCCCGTAGTCCTGTTCCGTCAGGTACAAAAGCACGGCGTCGGGTTTGAAACCCGTCATTCCGTATATTGATTCGAGTGTCTTCGGTAGCGTTTTGCTCAGACGCTCACCGTATGACGTTATTGATACTACTGTGTTCATTTCGTTATGTCTGTTATATTGGTAACACTCGCACGTTTGGGTTCGGCGCACCCCAAGGGGCGTTGGTCGTGTCGCCGTTGTAATGTATGGTCAAAAGGTTCTCGCATTCGGTGAACACGTACGCGGCTATCGTTGCCGAGGCGTTCTCGATGGTGATTGTTTCGAGACTGTCGCACGAATAGAACGCGGACGTGCCTATGCTCGTGACACCCGACGGGACGCTGATTGAGACAAGGCTGTCACAGTCTTGGAATGCGCTGTTGCCGATGGTTGTCAGACCGCTACCGAGGAACGTCACGTCGTTTAGTTTGGCGCAGTTGCTGAACGCGTAACCGTCTATCGACGTAATGTTGTTTCTTATGGTAATCTTTTCTATGTCCGAATAGTTGAACGCGTAACTGTCTATCGATGTCATATTATTGCCCGTCGTGACTTTTTTCGCAGGCGAGTACATAAACGCGTTGCTCGCTATGTTCGTGAACGAACTCGGAATCGTTATTTCCGTGTTCGAGCCTATGTAACAGTACAGCGTCGTCGCACTGTCCGAGTAAACGAAACCGTTGGCATCCGCCGTGCCGTTATGGTGTGACGCCCCCCAAAAGAACTCGTCGTAAGCCGCGCCGTGATATGAAATGTAATACACATTGTAAAACGCGTTTGACCCTATCGTTGCGACCGTGCTTGGTACGTCGAGTATAAGCCTGTCGCAACCCATAAAGGAAACGCTCTTTATTTCCGTAACGGTGCTTGGTATGTTTACAGACCTGAGCGTGTAACAGCTTTCAAACGCGCCCATAGGTATCAACGTTATGTTGTTCGCGGTTGACAATACGACGGTTTTGAGCGTGTTTGGTATGTATGACGTCAGCCACATCACGTCATAGTATTGGTCTGCCCTGTACGAGTTGTCATACGACGTCGTTCCGAATATATAGCCGAACGGTTTTCCGTTGTTGTCACCTATAAACGGTATCCTGATGTACTCCAAAGACGAACAGCCACTCAGTGCGCCTGCGGCTATTGTGGTGACACCGTCGTTTATAGTCAGGCGTTCGAGGTTCGACTTCTCGACGAGCGCGGTAAATCCTGCGTTGCTGTTGCACTCATAGTCCGTGACGTTCGTACAGCCCTTGAAAGCGTTTGACCCTATCGAGGTGACATTGCTCGGAACTGTTATCGATGTCAGACCCGTGCAGTTCTCGAAAGCCGACGAACTTATGGCTGTCACAGTGCTTGGTATCGTGAGCGTTGTCAGACCCGTACAGCCCTTGAACGTGTTTGAACTGATACTTGACACCGAACTCGGTATCGGAAGGGTCGTGAGACCCGTGCAGTTTTGGAACGCGTTTGACCCTATCGAGGTGACACTGTTCGGAATCGAGACGGACGTCAGACCTGAACAGTCCTTGAACGCTGATTCGGCTATCGCTGTCACGTCGAATGTGTTTCCCGACGTAACGCTCGACGGTATCGTGACAGACCCTGTGTATGTGTCCGCCGCAACCCAAACCTCATCTTTCGACCTGACCCAATAATTGACACCGTCCTTTTTCATATACAGGTTGCTGATAGAAAAACCCTTCGCGTTGTTAGTTGTAACCGTCAAAACACTCGTGCAGTCCTTGAACGTGTACTGTTGGAACGACGTGACACCGCTTGATATGTAAACGGACGTGGCTGAGGTGCAACCCTCGAACGCGGATATTCCGAGTGCCGTCACCGTGTCGGGTATGTTTATAGCCGTCAGCCCCGTGCAACCCTTGAACGCGCTGTTGCCGATGGTTGTCACGCTCGACGGTATAGATACGGACGTTATGTTCGTGCAGTTCTCGAAAGCCGACGAACTTATGGCTGTCACAGTGTACGAGCCGCCTGCCGTGAACGAGCCTATACTAACACTTCCCGACGTGTTCGGATGGCTGTGTATTACAGCCGTGTTCTTTGTTATTATCTGATACTTGACACCGTCTTTCGTTAAATACAGATTCTTGGTGCTGTAATCCAAGTCGTTGTCTATCGTCACGGACGTCAGACTGTTGCAGTTCTTAAACGTGTCAGTGTCCAACGTCGTGACAGAACTTGGTATCGTTATCGTAGTCAGACCCGTGCAACCTCTGAACGCGTACTTGCCGACAGTTGTCACGGTGTTCGGAATAGCGAACAGGGTCAGGCTTGGATTCGTGTTGTATATAAGATTCAGTTTGCCTGACGTCTCGTAATACATTAAATTCTCGACATACGGGTTCATATACAACGCGCCCCAAAACTTACCGTATGTGCCTGTGTCAACAGGTGGCTCGCCGTTATAGTTTATTATCAGTATGTTGTCGAACGCGTGCTTTCCTATGTCACTGACACCGTCGGGAATGTTTATTATAAACACGTTCGAGCAGTTCTTGAACGCCTCTTCACCGATTCTCAGAGTGCCGCTGTGCATTGCGACGGACGTCAGGGTCGTGTTGCCTGAGAACATACTGTCATCGAATCCTATTACGCTAAACGTTGTTCCTGCCGTCACTGACGCCGACAGCACGAAATCACCGCTGTATGTCTTGTTGCTCGGTGTCAGGACAACCGTGTTTGTTCCGACAACCTTGTACATATCGTTATTGCCGTCAGTGAAACACAGGTAGGCTTTGTCTAAGTCGGCTGTGCTGTTCACCGTGACTGAGGTAATGTTGCTACTGTTCTTGAACGTCTGATTACCGACAGCCTCAACTGTCGCAGGAATTGTCACACTCGTAATCGAATCACAGTTGTAAAACGTATAGTCCTTCAGTTCGGTGACAGTGCTTGGTATCGTGAGCGACGTTACAAGCGTGTCGTTTATGTACAGACTGCCCGACGGTCTCATCGGGTTCGCGAAAGAATCACCAAAGTTTATGTCGCACAAAGCCTCGATACTTGCGAAATTAGCCTTGTTTATAGCGTTGCTACCATAGAACGCGTTTACGCCTATTCCCTTAACGGACTGAGGTATGTTTACTGTCGTCAGCCTCGAACAGTTCGCGAGCGAACCGTAATACAGGATACGACAACCCGTGCTTATGTCAACAGTTGTGATTGACGTGTTCTTTGCTTTCATAAGCACAAGATACTGATTCGTCCCGTTACCTATGTAATAGGCGTTGTCGTACGTGTTATAGCTTATTCTCGAACAGTTGGCGAACGCCGCGCCCACTATTTCCTCGATACCGTTTCCGACTGTTATTGTCGTCAGGTACGAACAGCCCCTGAAGGCGTTGGTGTCTATTTTCTTAACCCCGTCACCCAAAGTTACGGTCGTCAAAGCCGTACAGCCGTTGAACGCGCTCTCGCTCACCGTAGCCGCGTAAACAGTAGCCGTGATTAGTTGGGTATAGCTTTTGAATGTCTCTTTGGACATAGTCACACTGTCTCCGACAGTCACGTTTTTCAGTTTAGTCTTTATGCTCGTTATAAGTGAACCCATCAGGTCGTTGTTATAACTCAACGTCTCGATATTGGTTGTATAATTGAAAGCGTTTGAACTGATGGTTTCCGTCTTTCCTATCGTAAGCGACTTCAGACCCGAACAACTGTAAAACGCCAAACTGTCTATTGTCTTTACACTGTCAGGAATCACAACCGACGTCAGACCTGAGCAAGCATAGAACGCTGACGCCTCAACTTTAACAACAGAGAACGTGTTTCCTTTTGACACCGAACTCGGTATCACTATGTCGCCTGTGTAACTATTCGACATAACGGAAATACTATTCTTGTTTAACACTTTGTATTTCAGACTGTTATTTATAAAATACAGATATGAGTTGGTGAAATCCGCGTCTGTCAGAATATTTATAGAAGACGATACGGTGCAGTTGCTGAACGCATAACTTACAGACAGAACCGAACTTGGTATTGTTATAGACGTAAGCGAACAACCCGTGAACGCGTTGTTATCTATCGCTGTCACGTCGAAATCAGTTCCCGAGTGAACAATGCTTGGTATAATCACGTCGCCTGAATACGCTGTCTGTTTTGAGACAACATAAACGACGTCCTTGTCCATAACTTTGTACCTTATGTTTCCCGAGGTAAAATACAAGTCTAACGAATCATACTCAATATCATACTCACTGTTGATAGTGACAGACGTAATGTTGTTGCAACCATTGTAAGCATTAGAATCTATTGTTGTCACGTTACTCGGAATTACAACAGAGGACAGGTTACAATTTCTGAACGCGCCGTTGCCTATTTCCTCGATAGTATTCGCTAACATAGCGGATGTCAGGTTGTAACACCAAGCGAAAGCACCCCTGCTTATTTCCGTGATATATTTGTTTGTACTGCTGTTCTGTACGTCAACCGAGGTTATGTTGCCACAGTTGGCGAAAGCTATATCGTCTATTGACTTGACAAGGAATGTTTTGTTAGATTCACTCACCGTGTCAGGTATGACTATCGCGCTCGCTGTCGGGTTGTATTTGGCGACGCTCACCTCTGTCCCTGAGGTTATCCTGTACCTCAGACCGTTCTTTACGAACTTCAGTTGCATATCAGCCGCCGACGATTCAAACGTTCCGTTTCCGACGAGCGACAGCATTTTGGTAATCAGTGATTCACTCAGGACACAGCCGACAATCTTATCCGAGTATATTTCGCTTTCCCACTCGGCGGAACTGTCGAACATTCCGTAAGCGTACATAAGGCTCGCGAATGTCGTATTGCTATTCAGGACGATTGAGTTCTCACCTATTGAGTTGCATTCATAGAACATATAACCCGTATCGGTGACGCTGTTCAGTGTTGACCTTGAAAAATCAACCTTTGTGAGTTTTGTACAGCCGCTGAACGCCGACGAGGTGGTCACAGTGTGTGACAGGTCGTCAGCCTGTTTGAAATCAGCACTTTTAATCTGTATTCCGCCGCCGCAACCGCAACCCCCTCCGCTCTCTTCTGTGTGAAAACCGTACAGGCTTTTTATTCTCCAAGTGTTAGGATAGTTGAACGTCCACCGTCCGTTCCTGTAAACGTTAGATTCTATTTCAGCCGACAGTTCGTACCCTATCACATTCTCGTTCTCGTCAGTGACCTCCTGCCATTCTGTCTTGTCGTAGTTCCAATCAATATCGTCGTAGTCTATTTCGGATTGGTCTGTCGTAGCCGAGAATGTCACGTAGAACGTCATAGTGTCAATAACGGGCGTCTCTGACGTCTTTACGGCAGGATGCTCGTATATGTATTCCTGTATGTCGCCCTCGATATAGTGAACGTCAGTCTTGTCTAAGAAATAGTGCCAAGCGTTGTCAGAACAGTAAACTTTATCGCCTGTCGTGTCGGAATAGTAATAGTAACAGCCTGCGACATACACTCTTTCGTCGTTCTCGTCCAAGTAGTAATACTTGCCCTCGTTATAATCATAGGACAGGTTTTCGTCATATATGTTCTTGTAACCGTAAAACGTCGTTGACGCTATTCCCTCGAACTTTTTAAGGTCTATATCAGTTGCCGCTATTGTTGTCATTCTGCTCGGTGTTTATGTTTACATTTCCGTTATCATCGTTCACCCCGTACAGGTCAGGGTCGAACCATTCCGTCGCCGCGCCGTTCACATTGTAGTAAAACAGTTCAGGCTCTGTTTTCTTTTGGCTTACCAACCAATGCCAATACCGTATCATATCCTTGTTGTTTTATTGTCTTACAGTGAGTTCGCCGAATATGATAGTTCCCTTGTAATAGGACATAAGATACTCGCCGTTCGTCTCGTATGTCGGCTCGTCGCCTATGACTTTCACGCTGACAGCGTTGCCCTGAGCGTCCTCGAATGTCAGGGATGCCGACGTGAATGACGCGCCTGTCTTGAAAAATATGTTCGATTCACACGCGCCGTTGCTGTCCGAGCCTATTACAACCGTCAGGGACGACAAAGCCGTCAGGGACGACACGTCAGCCGTCGAGCCTATGAAATAGTTGTGTCCCGATTCGACCTCCAACTCGCACGCGCCGCTCGTCACAACCAAGTCGCCGCTCGTTACATAATGGTTGGTAGCCGACACGTTTATAGTGACCGACGCGTAACCGTCGTTCTGTCCGTTGCCGCCTGTCGTCAGGGAAATGTTCTTTCCCCCTATAATATCCAACGCCTTGTTGCTGTCGTTCGCGAGCAACTGTGTGTTGTCAACCTGTATGACACGGAACGTGTTAAGGTCTGACGGCGTCTCCCAAGACAGGGTCGAACCGTTAGTCATCAGGAACTTGTTGTTGTGACTTGTTTGGTCGGGTATCAGGTTGGTGTCAGTCCAAGGCACGTTCACGAACGCCTTGCTGTTTCCGTCCAACTGAACAGGATAGTTGCGAGTGTTAGTCGTGCTGTCAGAGTAACCCAAGTATATGCCGCCGAGCGTGTTGCTTGACGCTGTCGGTAACGAGTATGACGACGGGGTCGGCAGTGTCACCGTGTGTTCCGATATTCCCGTGACGCGCCCGTACTTGTCAACAGTGATATACGGCACTTTGAACGTACTGCCGAACGACGGGGACTGAGCCGACGAATCACCGTAACTGCCTGCGGTCGCGCCGCTCTTTGTCAGGTGCAGAGTGCCTGTGCCTGTTATAGTGCCGCCGTCTGTTGACGTGTCATTACTTGTCGTGTTCAAGCCTGCCCCTGCCGTGATTGAGGTCACAGTGCCGACAGCCTGCCAAGACGCCTCTAACGTTCCGCCGTTATCAACAATTTTTAAACAAAGCCCTGCGGTTGTCATAGTCGGCAGACCCGTGTCAGTCCAAGGGACGTTCACGAACGCCTTGTTGGTCTGTGATTCCAACTGAACGGCGTAGTTGCGCGAGCCGACGGTACTGTCAGTGTAGCCTATCTTGATTCCGCCGAGGTCGTTAGCTGTCGCAGGCTGTATCGAGCCTGATACGTTCAGGGCGAGTGCGTCGAACTTGTACACGGGGTTAGCCTCTGTACCCACGTTCACGACTACAATGTTCGTGCCTCTCGGTATCGTTACAGCCGTCCCTGTGTATTCCTTGAAATCGGCTGTCATGGTCGCGTCGTCCGTCAGGTCGTAAACGTCACCGACTTTCGTGTCGGCGTCTTCAAGCGTGCTGTGTATGTCCGTTGACGCCAAGCCGCCCTGAACGTGATATATGCCTGACAACAACGCGTCAACCTCGTCCTTTGTGTATGCGTTGGTTATGTTGTACTCGGCAAGCGTCTCGCCCTTGTCAGCCTTTCTGTTTTCAAGTTTGGCGAGGGCGTTGTTCAGGTCGTCCGTCTGTTCTATGTCGCCTGTCTCGCCGTTGTTCTCGTAGTCTGTCAGTTGGACGCACTCACCCGTGTTGAGTGGAATCCATAAATCGTTCTTGTCGTCTTTCTTGTGCAGTTGCACTATCTTTCTTGTCTCCGCCATCGTGTTTACGGTTTTAATTGTTTTGCACAAAGATAAAAAAAATCCGTACACAATGTTTATGTACGGATTGGGTCAGCGCAAGTCCGACCTTATTATAAAAAAATGGCTCAACGAATATAGTGTTTTTTTAATCAAACAACATTTTTGTTCCGAGTTTTTATTTTATCAATATCAACCTCAACCAAGTGTCCCCAATCCTGACCGACGGACACGCTCGCCTTTAACGGCAACGCCATAAGCGGATGCTCGAAATACATAGTGTCGTATATTTTTTCAACAGCATTGTATAAATATTCCTCTCTCACATAGAAATTGCACTCGTCGTGTACGGTGTTGGCGAACCTGACGTTCTCAGCCCATGTGCTGTCCGTGTCGAACAGACGCTTGAACTTGCACAGGTCGATTCTGATTATGTCCGCGCCCGTGTTCTTGTTCACGAAACCCTGATTGTCGTACATCTGCATATCGGTTATCTTGGTACACGAGCCGACGGGAACGGTCATTCCTTTCTCCAAACACCACCATATCTTTTTCAGGCGTGTCTTTCCGCGTCTGAAAAACGACACTCTGAACTTGTCACGTCTCTCACTGTAAACGACATTGTAACCGAACAGGGACGCGACAGACCTCAGCGACACAGCCGCCTTGTAGTCAGCCTTGAACCAATGTCTTGTCAACGCCAATTTCAACAGTGCGCTGTTCAGTGTGACGTTGTCGTCCTTTATTTCACCGTCACGCTTGCACAACAGGACGAACAGGGACGCGCAGTCGCTCACCGACTTGAACACGAAATGATTTATTTTCCAACGTCTCTTTCTCAGTTTGGCTAACCATACGCGTCCGCGCAAACCGTCTCTGACCTTTGTGGCTCTCGGTGACTTTCTTTTCCCGTAAACGAGCGAGTGATTGTCGTCGCATATCATCCACTCGCCGCCGCCGAACAGACAGAACAGAGGCTCTGATTCCCCCCTGTGCGTCGGTATAATCATTCCGCCGTGTATGTCCCTGACCTTGCGTCCGATTATGTTTTCCATACGGACAGCCGAGTGTTCGGTCTCCAAGTGTCCCGACAGCGGCGTGCAACCCTGAATCGGTGAGTTGCAGGCGCAACGGTCAGCCGACCTGTAATCGCCTTTCTGATACGATTCAAACAGCATTCTCGGTCGCCCGAACAGAGTTGACACGTAACCGTTCTTACGCGCTTTCTCAACCATGCGCTGACGCCAAGACGCCAAGCCGCTCAGGTGCGAGAAATATTTTGTCAGCATAGCCTTGCACTCGTCAACGGTTATTTTCAGGCGTCTCGATATTGAGTATTCCGTCGCGCCGTATATGACACTGAAATTCAACTGTTTGATTTTAGAACGGCTCTCGTCGTCCGCCTGACCGAACATTGTCTCGGCTATGTGTCTGTGTATGTCCTTTCCCTCGCGTATTGGCTCAATCAGGTTCTCGTCCTTGCTGAAACAGGCGGCAAGCACCATTTCCTCGCCGCTGTAATCGGCTGACACCCAAACGTACCCGTCGGGACATACGAACGCGTCACGCAGTCCGCCCTTGCATTTGACTTCCCTGACAGCGTCTTCAGGGTTGTCGTCAACGGTGAAACCCAAAGCGTTGTCAGCCTTGTGTACGTAGCGTACGACGTCCTTTTTCTCGACAGCCTGAATATTGAAATCGTTGAAAAAGGTGTTGCCTCTCGCGCCGCCTGACGACAGTCGTCCTGTCGCCGCCGTCACAGTCGAATACCGAACTCGAATGGTGTCACCGTAGTTCAGCATTTTTTCAAGCGTTGTCCTGTAAACAGCGAGTTCCCCGTACTGTTTGACTAACATAACGACGGGGTTCGTCGAATCCTTGACGATAAAATCGGACAGGCTGTCAACCATTCCGACACACTCGCGCACCAATTCAAGCCTTTTGTTAGGGTTGTCTATTTCGGCGTCGTAGCCCAACAGACCGCGTAGCTTGTATTTCACCTCGTCTATGTCCGTGTTCACGCTGTTCAGTTCGTTTCTCACCCGTTCCTTTGAGACAGGCAACTCGGTGTTCCTGCATATCCAACGGACAACCTCGTTCGATTCGTTGTCCAACCTGTATATGTTGTGAATCATAGGGTACGCGTCCCAAACCTTGCGAGCCAACATTATCGTCAGCACCGTCTTCTGAGCCGCGAACAGGTACGATATTTCAGGGTCGTGCTGTGCGAAATTCACACGTTCGAGGTCAAGTTCGTATATAGGCACGTCAGGGAAATACAGGTGCGCGTACTCGTTCCTCGTCGGACACGGCTTGTTAGTACACAGGTACAGCATAATCTGAGCGTCGTGCGTATGGTTCAGACCACACCTGATTCCGTCCTTTTCAAGGAACGTGAACACGAACTCACGGTTGTACAGCAACACCTTGTTACCGTCTATTACCTTTTGAACCAAATCGAACACAGGCTCTGTGTCAACGTTGTGTCCTTTCGAGTGACGCAACGGAATATAGTACGATACTATCCTGTCCCCGTCCAACACAGCTATTGACACGCCGACAACGCTGTCAGTGTTATAGTCGAAACCCGTTGTCTCAACGTTCAGCGCGACAGTCTTTCCGTCTGTCTCAATCTGTCTCAGGTCGTCAACGCTCTCGACAAGACAAAGCGTGTGCGCCGTATTGCTGTAATCACTGTATTTCATTTTTTGTAATTATTTTGTTCAGCACGTCCGACATACGTTCGTTCGGGGCGCACTCAACGATTCTGATTCGTTTCTGAGGCTGTCTGTCCTGTCTCTCGACAGGCTCGATTACAGCCGAACCTTTCAGGTCGTCGAGACGCTTTCTATCATACGCGTACAACAAATCGTACACAGTGTAGAATCGGTTGCAACTGAAACACTTGATTCCGTTGAAATAACGCTTAGCCGCAGGGGTGTTGGTGTTGACGTGGAACGGACAAAAGAACTTGCCTGACGGAATGTTCTTTCCGAATATCCGCCTGTATTCCGTGTCTATGCTCAACGTGCCGTTGACGTAATCTATGAACGAGCGTAAGTCCATTGTTGCTGTTGTTATCGGGGGACAAATGTAATAATTTATTTATTACAAAATACGGGTACTTCAAAAGAATTATACATTCCCTCAGGTGCTGTCAACGCCAAGCCCCTACCTATCAGGTTGGTATAGTCGAAATGGTGTTGGTTGAACCATTCGGAAATACGCGCTATGTCGGAAAACCTGAACACATTTTCGATTAAAGCATACCCTGTCGCGATTTGTGTGAACGGCGGCTGTATGTCGTTACGGAATTTAGTCAGTTCGGCGAAATCGTCGTCGGTGTAATTGAGACAGCATTCATAGAAACTGATTTTTTCCTGTTCGGTCATTTCGGTCAGGGGTCTCAGGTACGGTCTCACGTTTTCCCAATGACACACACTTTCGCTTTTTACGGGCGGAAACCAATTTTCAGGGTATTTATCAACCATGTATATACTGCAAAAGCCGTTGTGATGCCAAAGGTACACGCGCCCGATTTTCGGGTACGGGTACGAATCGCCGAGGTCATATTTCACCATAAGTCCGTACGGCAACCGCGCCGCAACCTCGCGTTTGATAATGTCGATTTCGTTTGGTGTCATAGTTCATTCTCCTTTCAATAGTTTTATTCGTTATTTCCATTGTTTATTTGCTTTTTGGTTCATATCTATCCAAGAAATCGTCACACAGACCTTTAATGTCTATTTGATTATCTTCGATGGTAATCATGTCACAATACTTACATGAGCCATCAACCTTCATTACACACAAACCATCACCTGTGCTTGTTATTGTGTCACCTTCACTGATAAGCAGATATTCCAACTCTCCATTGCTCTTGTATAACAAGAACCTTGTTTGTTGTTTATTCTCATTTGTTTTCTCGCTCATAAATTTCCATTGGTTTTGTGAAGATATGCAAAAATGTGCGTTATAATCATCGTTGTCTTCCGTGTGGCATGACACATGGTATCTTCCACCTTCAATGTCGGTAACAACGCACACCTTGTTATTCGGATTATCGACTTCCGTTATAATATCACCTATCTTGAATTTTGGTTTTGTCATAGTTCTATTCTCCTTTCATTGCTTTAATAAAGTCTTCTTTGGTGCGCTCGCCTTTTTGCTCCGTAAGCCAATTCCAAGCCTTGTCAATCCATTGTTGCTTTTCCTTTTCACGTTGCTCATCTTTCCATTGCATTGCCTCAAATGCTGATTGATACGATTCAAATTCACAATCGCCGTGTCCGTGACACGGTGTTTGGTATCTTTCCGCAATTTCTCTCGCTTTTTGTTCGTTTGATATATCCATAGTTCTATTTGTTTATCGGTAAAACTTTTTATACCCTCGTTCATCTATCACCATCAGTCTTCCCCAACAGCGGTCTGTTTCAGTGCAACAATTGTGATATTCACTGCGCTCTTTATGATAGCGTTCATCGTAGCGAACAAATCTTTTTCTTGCCAATTCAAAAGAATCCGCCATTATTATTTCCCCGTCTTTGTCATATACTCCAAACAACTGTCCAAATGCTGTTTCGCATACTAAATATGGTTTGAATTTTGAAATGCGGTTTCTAAGTTTCTTTATACGCCTTGCTCTCATAACTCAAAGTTTTAATAGTTTTATTTTTTAGTGATTCCTAATATTTGTGGGTTAGTTAGAATGTTATATTCATCAAACCATGACCCTGCTTGTTTCGTCACCCAATCAACAATTTCTGATAAAGGTGTGTTTTCGTCAAATGTTTTTGCGAATGATTTTACCTCGCAATTACAAGCACAATCGTATTGTTCTCTTCGCCTAAATTCGATAATGTATGTTTTTCCCATAACCTTATTCCCTTTTCAATAATTTTATTCGGTTATTGATAATTACATTTAATGCTTGTTGCGTTGACGCTTGGAACATAAGGCTTTGTAGAAACTCAATTTCCTGTTCGTCTTTCCACGCCATTGCATCAAGTGCCGCGTCTTTTGCGGCATAGTGCGCGGCGTTATCTCCCCCAATGTCGTAGGGTGATATGTTCTCCGCAAGTTCTATTGCTTTCTCTTCGTTTGATTGTTTCATAGTTTATTCTCCTTTAATTAATTCTTTGTTATCGTGAATATTACCAACAATCGTCAAGTAAGGCATATTAAACTCGTAAAAAGTGTTGGCTATTTGCGTAGGGTGAAGATACTCGTATTCAAAACTTGCTTTCTCTTTGTTCCATACAACTTTGGCGTACATTCCCCCTACTTCAAGTATATCCCCCTCGTAAATTTCCTCGCCGTTCTTATCAAGCAAGCCTGTGAACTGACCGATGGTATCTGTGCCAACTTTGTTGTTTGCGTAAAGACCGTCACAATCATTAGGATAGATATAGCAACAATCTCTGTCATCTTGCACCAAGTCACCATACAACCATTCACCGTTTTCAAGTTTCTTACCTCTAAACTTTATCGTTCTCATAGTTTTATTCTCCTTTCATTGTATCTACAAATTCTTTTATCGTATCAATGTCAATGTAAGGGAATTTATGTTCCCAAAACTCACAAGCCTTTATTATGAATCGTTGCTTTGTCCATTCGTGCATTTGCAACATTTGTTCCAAACGTTCGCACCAATCGCCACACCGTTCAAAATTCGGACAATCAACGCCGCAGTGACATATTTCCCTTGCCTTTGCCCATACAACAGCGTACTGTTCGGGTTTCTGTACAGGTGTTTCCGCGTCCTTGTTTATCGACACGCCCGACGTGTCATACGTGATACCCTTTATGTTTTTGAAAACTTCAGTTCCGTCCATGAACACCCTGCCGCCGATACGGACGACGGTTTCCTTTTCGTTTTCCTCGACGACCGTAATGTCGTAATCCATACGCGACCAACCGCCGTCACCCGTGACGCGCTCGATTCGTTTGTTTAGTAACGTGTCGGGTATTTTATCCAACAGCGACCCCCGTTTGTATTCGTACCTGTCCCATTCAGGCGGAACGTTCCAATTGCCGACCTTTTGGGGTTTCACCCTTATAAATTCAAAATAACCCCATTCGTTCTTGCCGTTGCCCGACAATACCTCATCGACAAATTCGCCGACGGTCGTCGCCTTGTAATCCGTAATGTCGTAACGCTGTGTTTCGTCACCGCGTATTTTTGATATTGCTTTGAAATTCATAGTTATTTGTTTTTAAATCGTTTGACTGTTTCGCAACAACCTGCCGTGAACCCCAAAAGGTAACAGAACGGTTCTTGGTTGTTGAAATCGACTTTGCAATCGAAATGTTTGAACACCTCTAACGCGACGTGTCCCGATTCGTGCGCTATAATATCGTCCGTCATATCGGCTTTGCGCCTGAACCGTATGTACGCCCCGTGACGGTAACGTCCGTTAGGTAACTTTTTCGACACTGTGAACGCCTCGCCGTCCGAGTGTTCCTGCCAATCGGGTATTTCCGTCCCGAAATACTCTTTCTGTTCAGGTATGTCGGCGTCACACGACACCCACAACCGCCACGGGTAAATACCAAAATCAAATTCGTGAATCATAACTCGTGCAGTATTGATTGAACAATGTCGGCGAGTTCACCGATAATTTCAATAAGATTGTAATTGTCGGAATAATCACAGGTGTTGATTTTATCAACTATTTCCGACATTTGTTTTTTGTAATACTTTTTCAAATTCTCGTCCATAATCATTTGTATTTTATTTGTTTGACAATATTTACATTCCGTAACAACGGTTCGCCGTCCGAACCGCGCCCGACACAATCGCCCTCAACAAGATAACACGGGCGGTCGTCATACTGTACAAGTGATTGAAACGTGTTCAACGACTGTTCCGTTATCGGAATCGGTAACACGACACCGATAACCTCGTCACCGACCATCAGGCAGTTGTACACGGAAACGCCGCGTTCCGTCCCGATTTCCGTTTCAACCCTCCACACCGTCGAGCGTTCGCCCTCAGGTATGTTCCCGAACCGTATGTATTTCAACCGTTCCATAATCAAAATTTGTACATTCCCTCAGGCGCAGGTAACGCCAACTCTTCGTAAATCAAACCCCGATAATCGAACATTCGTTCATTCAACCAATCAAACGTCTTGATATTCGATATGTCGCCCCAACAGTACCATTTGTACACGTTGTCAACATACGCCGTCAAACACAATGTCGTCTTTTCGATTTTGAACCCTGTAATGTCCGCGTATTCGTTGTGTGTTTGCAAACGGAAATATTCGACCACCTCATCCTCAGTCATAGACGTCATAGGACGCAAGTAAGGTTTGATATTATCAATATCGATTCCGAAATAACATCCGTGTATATGTACTTGGTTATTAAAACAATCGACATATTCCAAACGCTCATCCTGTGAATCGTGGAAAACTCCGTTAATCTGCACCATCACCCCGTACGGCAACCGTGCCGAAAGGTCATTCACGAATCGTTGTTGTTCTTCCTGTGTCATCGTTATTGTGTTTTAATCGTTACACTTTTCAAGGTTGTTCAGCGGTTTCCTGTTTTTCCGAAATAATGACAGTATGCACATAACCGTTTTATTTTTTGATTCCCAAATAATCGTAAAAATCGTCGTCGGTCGCGAAAATTATATGTTTCGACAATATGCCGCCGTCAACGTCACGTTGGAACAAAATTAAACACGATTTAAACTCCGCCGTCGGATAATGGCGTTTGAACCGCGCCAACGCGATATTGTAATCCTGTTTCAAAGCAGGAATGTAAAATTGTGAAATGTCATCGTTGTATTTCGATAAATTCTCAAAATACACGTTGTTTTCCATTTTCTCGAACACCCGTTCGCCAATCCAATTGACGGTTTCGGTATCAACATTTGTCGTTGTTTCGTACAACACCCCGATTTCCAATGTGGGAATGCCGTTTTTTAGTTTTGTTGTTGTCATAATTGTATGTTCGTTACACTTTAAAATATTATTTAATTCTTCTACTCTATTGTCGGAAACAACCTTGTCTCCTTGATAGCCATTGTGGTAATACTTGCAATTCATATCATTATTTCCTAAAATATTATTTAATTCCTCTACTCTATTGTCAGCAACAACCTTGTCCAAAAACGCTAAATATTTTTCACGATTACATACAAAGTTGTCAAATTCATTGCCATACATCTGTTCTATAATTTTTTTTTGCTTGTTGCAATGCAAAAACTTATACTTTACTATGTGTGTTTCCATAACTTATTTTCTTTTAAAACAAGTATTACCAATTTCTTGTGACATATTATATCTTATCTCCCAAAATAACCAACCTATATATAACTCGCTCAATTTTCTATTGATGATATTGATTGTTATTTTCGGTAGCAGGTCAAATGAATGTTTTTGCCATAAATCAAGCCACATTTCATTTTTATCAATAATTCTTTTTAATAAATGTGTTTTCATAATTCAATCATTTTATATTCGCCAATTTCAAATGCGGACTCGGTTAAATCAAGGTCATCCCATTCTTCAATGTGGACATAGCCCTCAATACTGTGGCACTCAACTTTAACCGTGTTCTTTTCACGGCAGATGAAAAGAACTTTGAACCACATCGGTCTTTGACAGCCACGCCACGCCTGCTGAAATATATCTCCAACTTGTAATTGCATAACTCAAAGATTTTTAAGTTGTTCATAGAGTGCGGCTAACTCTTCCTTTAGTTGCCGACTATATCTCCAACCATTAGAAACACGACGCAATGCGTTCAACTGCTCGTCTGTTGGTTTCCACGAAGGATGTTCATCAGCCCATTCCGCACCTACTATAAATGCTAAATTAGCACTTGGTTGCGGTTCACTTGTCGGGTCACAATACTTATGAGCCGCTTTTACTATTTCTACTCGTCTTGCCATAGTTATAATTGT